CGGATACCCGATACAAAACGTGTCTGAAACGAAGCCAATAAGGGGACTCGAACCCTTGCACAAAGCATCAACTTTTCAGTGTTTATGCGGCTTGTAGCATTTTTACTTTGATTACTTTTGATTACTTTTTTCAAAATAGTAATCAAACGACTAACTTGTTCGTGCTTTGAAGTCTGGTATACTACTTAAAATATCTGACTTTTTCTCGATAGATCTGCGGTTTCTGTGGTAATGTTCCTCTGTAGTTCCTAGGCTTGCGTGCCCCATCTGACCAAGGATCAACCGCTCGTCAATATTGTTGTCAAGAAGGATGGTTCCGTATGTCTTTCGGATCTTATGTGGAGACTTTCGATAGATTCCTAACTTATCGCACAATCTCTGTAATCGCATTCTTACACAATTCGCATTCAAGCGCTCTCCATTTTCTTTAATGAACACAAATTCTTCAAATGGATTCGTTTTTCTGATCCTATCACACAACCACTCGTAGTCCTTTGGGATGATAATTGTTCTCGCCCCAGCTCTCGTCTTTGGGAAATCCTTTATCGCAACCGTATATTTTGCATCATCCTCTCCACGATACCTTGTTTCGGTTCGCCGAACCTTGACCGTATTACCGTCAAAATCATCATGTTTTAGGCACACAACCTCTCCGATTCTCATTCCGGTCACGAACATTAGAAGTATTGCTATGTTTGACAAATCAAGGTTGCATTCCAAATATTTAATCATGATATCAGTTTCATTCTCGTCAAAAACCTCTTCGTAATCTTCCTTGATCGTTCGTTTGAAATCGGAATCAGATGTATCAAGCTCCTCAAACAATTCTTCAACATTAAAATCAATCAACTTCCGCTTTTTGGCTCGTTTCAGAAACCCTTTGGTTATCCCTTTTAGTCCGGAAAACGCCTTTGCCGTCAAGTCAAACTTCGGAATCTGTTCTTCTAGGAAATCTCCCCATTCATCTTCCGATATTGATTTTATGTGACTTTTACCCATTTGTTTAAAGTGCCTTTGATAAAAGTTGCGATTCCTTTGGTGCGTTGCATTTCCAATCTTGTTCAGTGCCAACCGCCTGTCGTTCCACTCTTCAAACACTTCATCAATGGTTGGATTTTCTTCTTGAATCTGTAAATAATCGATAACCTCATTTTCAATATCGACCCTATCTTTTTTCTTAAGTAGCTTTCTCCCTTTCTCCTTGCATGGAATATAGGTTCTCCAATACCCATCTTTCCCTTCCCATATATCATATGGGTGTTTCTTTAGTATCTTTTCTCTTTTGTTCATTTCAACTTGTTCTTGCACAAGTGCTATGTCGAGAATACCACTATCAACGGCATATTTCAACAGTTCTTTTTCATCCAATCAAATACCCCCGTTCTTTCTATTTTATCTTTTATATCTCTCACTCTGTACTCTATCGTTCTTAGTGATAGATTTTCTTTTGTGGATATTTGCTTTTGTGAAAAACCACGGCAGAGAAGAGAGAAAATCCTCTCCTCTTCTTCCGTGAAATTGGCATTTTCTTTGATTTGTTCAAGTTCTGGCTTAATGAATTTTGTAAATTTCATAAGCCATTTCTCCTTATTTTATTAGTTGATATTTATATGTTTTCAATATTAAAAACATAAGAATAATTGATAAAATCTATAAAACTATTGTTGACTCCATATTTCCTTATCAAGAATATATTGTCTGATAAATCTATCTGCGTACTGTGGGTGTATCATTGACCTTGCTGTTTTTTTATCTATACCAAAGGGGTTTTTATTTGTAATATATTGTATTGGCGGCATACTTTCTACTTGTTCCAACGGTTCAAAAACAAGATTGTTTTTAGGATTTAATCCAATAAACCAATACTGAGTGGGCTTCTTGTAATAATCCCCATTCTGTGTCCTATCCCTGTCAATTACACTTGGCTTCAAGCACCAGAAGTTTGTAAGGTAATGTAATCCACTTGTATTCAATGGATTTTCAATTACAATTTGCAAATGACCTCGCTGACAAATTATCACTAATTTATTCAGCTTTTCATAAAACAAATCAAGTTCCTTATGCCGTTTCATTGCCAATTCACATTTTTGCTCAATAGTGTAATTCCTGTACTGATAAGCCGTGCAAGCTAGATTTACTCGCACGCATGCAATATTCTTTTAGTGCGTCTGCATCAATCAGTCCCATCGTTTTTTATCTCCTCTTTTCAAATAATCAAAAATCTCATGTCCAATCATCGCTACAACTGACAGAATGCAAAAAAGCTTAACTCCAAATTCTGTTAGAATATCTAACCTAACGGCTATAAGTATTAGTAGAAAGAAATTTATGTACGATTGAAACATCATTCTTCATCACTCCAATCTAACCTGCAACCGCAATTACTACAGTAATTTGGCGCATTGTTGTTATTCATTATTCCTGTATCATGACTAACTTTAATTGTATTTCCGCACTCACAATGAAATTTTGAAAGCGTGTCGCTAAGGTTGTGGTTAAATATAGGTTTCTTTGCCGTCTGCTTAACCGCCGCCGCCCGACATTCTTCCGGGGTGCCGATTGCGCGGTACTGCTGAACCTCTTCCAGTGCCTTAATTGCTACTCTAGTAGCTTTCGCAACTCTGCATCCCCCATATTCACAATTAAGCGGGCTGTCTGCGCCTTGTGCGCATTCATAACAACTATCTTTCTTCAATATCTTAATTGCTTCACTCGCTGTCATATTATTCCTCGCTTTCCAACAACTCTGGATTGTCAAATACGTTTCCGACAATTTCATATTCAGTATCATATTCAAGCCTATGCTTATAATATTTTTCGTTAGGAATTGTACATATAATTTCAAAATCTCTAAATGTTATAAGCGTATTCACCTTGCTATTATTTATTTTTACAATATCATTCTCCCAGATCAGTTTGCCGTTCTTGTCCTCACGTCCTGTGCATCGGCAGATGGTATCTTTCTTTACTTCTATAATATTTGATGTTGAAAACCAACCGGCTAATATTTTGCTTGCATGATTCGGAATAATCAAATAAGTGTCATTTACTTCAACAAGTTGCCCTTTAACCCATCTGTCGGAATCATCAAACTTTGCTTTGAATAAGTATCTATCTTCCATATTCTCTCCTATTCTGCTTCTGATTGAAGCCATTCAGATATGCACTTCTTGCACATTCCTACATCATCTACATTGGGGCACTCGCCTATATGCATAACTTCAAGACAGCTATTAAATAATGTATTTGCTAACTCTTCATCCGACGTATTCCTTATCCTGTCGGCATTGGTCGCTTTCACATCAACAAGTTCAAAACACTCATTACGCCATTTCAATACATTATCAATATTGAATGAACTGTAACCTACATGGTAATAATCTTCGCCGACTTTTTTGTACTTGATTTCGTAATATGGCTTGTTGTCTATCATCCTTACGATAATTTCCAGAGATGTAACTTTGTTTTTTGTATCATCATTTTCTGAAACTTTGCTATCGCATCCACAACAATGCTCATTGTCTCTTGAATTGCCGTTGTGCTGGCAGTTACAAGTGTGCGCCTTTTCTTTTGTCGCTAAGTCAAGATAATATTTCAAATCTTTTATCAAACTGATAGTTCCGTAGAGTTGTTTTTCTTCAAGCATTTCAACAACTTCCGATATTCTTCCATCAAAGTCTTGATTGCTTACACTTTCAAGAAATTTATCCATACAAGGCAACTTGAAAAGCCTGCCCTGTTCCTCCGCATCCTCGTAATCCGCTAACTTCTCCATTGCGCAATAACCTTCTTCACAGTTGGAATAATATGAATTAGGCTTTTCGCCATAGCACGAATACAAGGTTTTTAAGGATTCTTTCTCGTAATTCTCTTTTACTAAGATTCCGACCGCTGTCCGTTCTGTTAATCTCTCCATGCCTATTCCTCGCTTTCTGCCAGCTTGGCATATTTCCACGGAATAGTCTCTTCATCATCCTCGCTCCAAGACGTTGCCCCACCGCGCCATGCAAACACCGTTCCGTTTTTGATTTTTGCAAAATGTCTTCTAGTCCATTCGCAATTTTCATGATCTCTTACCAAAATCGGCGTATCGACTGCAACCTTGTTCCAATCAACAGGTGGCTCAACATACTCTGAATTAAGCCATTCACGGAAATTATACGTACTTCCTTTGCACGAATCCAACCCATAAAAATCACACTCTTCACATTTAGTTTCTCTGCAAAGTGCAGGCTCTCCATTTTTTAATACTAACATTCCTGTGTTTGTCGCAAGTTCTATAATCTCATTTCCGTATTTTTCTTTATTCGTCATATTAAACCTCCAAATCACATATAAACTTAATCTCATTCGCCAAACTCTGCGCTATCATCGGCACCGTCAACTGAAACTTCTTGTAATTAGCTAACGTATCAATGTAGTCGATGAATTTGTCCGTGAAATACTGCAACTGTTTCGCTGTTATCTTAAATTCCTTTTTCAGAATCGTAAGTGTCAGTGCAAAATAGTTAAACAAAGATGCACTGGAAAGCCTGTATGCTTCACGCTCGATGCAGAAAGCTTTCTTTGCGTACAGGTTCATTAACTGTCTCTGTGGAATTTTTCCGACTTCTTCTTTGATGTCGATTCCGTATTTACTTTTCAGATAAACAGACAAGTCCTTTCCAGTATTTCCGCCGGACGCTGCTTCATCTAAGTAGGATTTCAAAAAATCCTGCAACCGAATGATCCTTGCCTGTCCGAAACCAAATTTGTCATGCAAAATTATGTACCCAATCACGACAAAATCTTTGTATGATTTCGATATAACCTTATCAGCATTTCTCTTTTCAAAATCATTTCTCCCGATAATCCGCATTTCCTGTTTTGTGTAAAATGTTGGCTTTTTATTCCGTCTCAACGCATTGCTCATTTCTTTGATTTCTCCTTTCTGTATGTGATTTCCAACCATGCAAAATGACTCAATACAAGCTGTCTTGCGCGCTCTTCAATCTCCATTCCTTTGTATTTGTTTATCAATGATTCTCCGGCTTTTACAACTTCATCCCACCAAGAATCAGAGTTGTCCGGGGAATAGTATTTCTGAATGAATTGCCAATAATCCATAGACACTTGCCATTCTTCCGAACCCTTTTCGATCTTTGCACTTGCCATAGCCGCTACCTCTAAAACGGACACTTGCCATTGTATGGCTTAAATCCGTCCCCGCGTTCTTTCTTTTTGATTTCCGCAACGACATCATCAAGTGGTTTTTCGATTTCAACAAACTTCATGTGATCTCCGTCAAACTCCATTGCTTCACGCATCGTCATTCCCTGTCTGTTCTTCTCGATTTTTACACCCTTGGCTCCCTTGTCGTTGCTTGACAGATTCCACAGCATAATTATGTTTGATGCATCCTGTTCAATCGCTCCGGATTCCCTCAACTCTGCCATGGTAGGCTCTTTTGTGTCTCTGCTTTCGGAAGCTCTTGTTATCTGTGAAAGTGCTATCACATGTGTATTTAAGTCTCTTGCAACCGATTTTAAACCTCTTGAAATTGATGCTACTTCTTCATTCCTTACGGAATATCTGTTATCCGGCATAAGCAATTGCAGATAGTCAACAACGATAACGTCAAAGTTTTGGTGCCTGCATTCTGACTTTATCTCTCTTGGAGATACAGTACCGGATGCAACCCATAATTGATAATCACTCATTTCTTCATTTGCTTGGTTAAATTTTTCCTGTTCATCACCAAGAAACGCTTTTGCCCTTCTGATTCTCGTTAAGCCGATTCCCGTAAGCCTTGAAATAAATCGCTCATACACCTGTTTGTCAATCATCTCCAAATTGAAATATGCAACTTTAAGTCCTTTTTTTGCCATATTACCAATAATTTGCGTTGTAAGCGCGGATTTTCCGACTGCCGGTCTTGCAGCAATTACTGTTACATCACCGCGTTCAAGATCGCCAAGCGCATCATCAAGTTGCGATAACCCGATTTTTATACCACCCTCTCCAACACTTTCGTTGAAATATTTGTCTTTATTCTCAACTGAAATCTGCTTAATTGGTTTTAGCTTTACTTCCTTTCCCTCTTGCAAATGTTCAAGTCTTGTAAGAAGATCGCTGATTGTATCATCAATGTCGCATGGTTTTAAACTGGATTTCTGATACATGTCACGAACCGTTCTTGCTTTGTATTCTTTCGCAACCGCATCGGCATAGCTTTTAACCATAGTTGAGGTGATTGTTTCGGTAATACAGGATTTCATCAATTCACTAATCTGTTCCTGCGTGTATTTGTGATTCTCAAGTGCCATTGATAAAGACATTGGGTCAATGCTTTCATTCCGGTCATACATGGCAAGCATTTCCTTGTATGTGTCCTGTGCAAAATCCGAACTAAACATTTCCGGTTTCAGTGTTCGCCAGATGTTATTTAGCACATCATTGTCAATCAGTACGCACCCGATCACTCCGAACTCTGCTTCTGTCAACTGCAATCACCTCGTTTCTCTACGATCTGCAACCAATAGTCGCAATCATTTTTCAGCCAATCAACATATTTTGGGATGTACCGAAAATCCGTATCGTCTGGATTCTTTTCTTGATAGTTGCTCAAATATGCTTCTGTGGCTTTGTATAACAGCCGTGCAATGTCCGGTTGGTTCTCTTCGATAACTTCTAGCACTTTATCCATCCAAGCTGTTTTAGAGGTACTATACGCTGTTTTCTTTGGGTATATACTAAAAGTCTTTTTCCATGCATCGTCAAAATCAAACAAATCTCCGGAATCGGTCGACAGCGAATTTTCTTTTATATTTTCTTTCTCTTTATCTTCTTCTTTTTCTTCTTCTTTATCTGAAACAGCGACGTCAGACGATTTATCGGGCGATTTTTGCTCAATTAGGTTCTTCTGTTTCTTTCTCCGGTTCTGCTGATATAGCCTGTCACGTTCCTTTTTCTTCTCATAAGCGTCAAGTGTTTGGTGCTTGTTCCAATTCGGAATCGTTATCACGTTGTCAACAACTTCAATCATTCCAAATTCTTCAAAAGTCTTAAGCGCAAGCCTTACCGTGTTCAAATCTCTGCGGAAAATGGTGGCAAGCATTTCATCCGTGAACGGCAACTTGTTGCTCATCATAAACACACCGTTGTTATTCTGTTTTCCGGCAAGAATAAGAAGTTTGAACCAAATCGTAATGATGCTATCCGCACTCGGCATACTCTCAATCAGCAGAATCTTTTCATCATCAAAAACATCTGTTGTGATCTTAATCCACTTGACTTCTGCCATTTATTTAATCACTCTCCTCATATGTATTTTCAGAAATCAAAGCCATAAACTTCTCATACTGCTTTTCAGAAACTTTGTTACCCTGTTTCTCCGGCTTCAAACGGATTTCAAGGTGTTTTTCAGCAATATGTGATAATTCCTTGGCAAGAGTCTTTTTGCCTTGCTGTACGCCCCGCATATAACCTTTGACCACTTTTCTTTCTCCGATTGAACCACTTGCGCGATTTTCTCCTTGACCGCCCAAACTGACATTACGCAATTGATAGCCTTTATCTGCATATAACTTGATGTAATATTTCTCCTTTTTATCAAGCTGGCTCTCTGAGAAATTCAGAAATTCAACTCGCCAACCATAAGGATTGTCGCTCTCGTTGTACAACTTATGCTTCCGTAAACTAAGGTCTATGTGTTGTTCATAGCCTGTAAGGTGGCTACACAATCTGCTGATTATATGCAGTGCCTGCCCGATATACGCATACCGGAAACCATTTTCATCCTCACGAAGTAAGAAGTATATTCCGCTTTCATCATTCAGTTTCGGATTCAACGCAAGCCACTTCTGTTTATTTTTGGCTTCGATGGCTTTTGCCTGTCTAAATTTCTTATAATCCACCCCAATCACTTCCTCTCCAATGGCTTCATGCTCATTTGAGCCACAAACTTTCCGTAACTCATTCCGGAAGCGCGTGCCATATGATTCACAGCCTTGATTGCATCATCCTTTTTCTTTGGCTTTCTCAATCGTTCTTTAATGTCAATGCCGATGCAGTCTTGGCAATCAACTTTGCGTTCATCTATCGTCATAAACAGCCTGCCACATTTCGGGCATATTCTTGTATACACAATTCTTCCAGCCTTTTTAAAATTCTTAAACTGTGCGTATCTTTTTGCACATTTGGGTCTGCAGTATTTTTGATCTGGTCGCTTCGGCTCAAATTCAGCCATACAGTATTCGCATAATTTCAATTTTTACCTCCAATCTTTTGTAAGGGCGGTACGGTAACCGTACCGCCAAAACATGGCTTTCAATAAGGTTTGTGATAACTATTCGCCAAACAAGACAGTTTCTTTTAGGCTTTCGCCAAGGTGTTTCAACCTATTTTAAATTTTCAAGATATGCAATGCGTTCCTGTGTAATATCAAGTTGTGCCTTTGCAAGTTTTTCTTCCTTTCTTTCTCCCGAAATAAATTTTTCAATTGCCGCATTCCTGTTTTCTTCCAAAAAAATTATCGTGTTTCCTGACCATCCGCAAATGCTACCAATAGACTCTTTTCTGATTCTGCTTCCTTTGTAAAATCCGCCAATTGCATCCTCCAATGTCACATAAGTTTTGGCACATTCTTTTGCTTCGGCAACCTGTTCTTCGAGTTTTCCGCTTCGAAAACTGTAAATATATAATTTCATGTTTCCTCCATTCTTTCAGAACGGACAAAGGTTCATATCAACCTCTAGCCCTTTTTCTGCAACATAAACATTTGCTCCATATTTAATTGTCTCTTTCGTTTTCTTTAGGAATAACGCGGGATCTCCGCTTGTATCCGATAAGTGTATTAAAACGACATTTCGTAAAGCTGGGTTGTCGTTCGTCTGAATAAATTTAAGTGCCGTATCAAGGCTCATATGGCCTCGTAGGCGGTGTTCATAGTTAGGCTCATTCCGGTCTACCAAGTCCATGCTATAATTGGCTTCAACCATGATATGCTCAACCTTTATGCCGGAAAAGTCATATTTGCAATATTCCAAGTCGGTCAAGAATAACAGTTTACCCATTTCCTCGTGTTTGATTAAATAGCCGTAGCACTCGATTTCTGTGTCATGCGGTACATTGAATGGTGTTACTGTAAAACTGCCGATTTGCCGTGTTCTGCGTGGTGGAATGGCTATTGTACGCTCTCCGGTTATGGTTTCAAGTGCTGTCTGTGTTTCAAATGCCGTATAAACCGGAATGCCGGATTTCATGAAATCTTTTATGTATCGTGCATGGTCTCCGTGTTCGTGGCTCACAATACATCCAACAACATTAGAGATTTTCCAATCAATCATTTTCTTAAAATCAAGAAATTTGCATCCTGCTTCGATTGCAAGGATTTCGCCACTGCTGCTGATTAAAGCGTAACTGTTGCCTGCCGATGATGAACCGCAACATCGCATAAGCATTTAAACCACCTCACTTTCTTAATACTTAATATTCATATTTCCGTGTTCGTTTACCCAGTCAATAGCTTCTGCGTATGTCACGCCATTATTTTTCAAGATATATAGCAGATTATGAAATTTAGGGTGTGTTTCTTTCAGCCTTAAAAATCTGCTTTCTTTCTCTAAGTGACATCCGAATCCGCACAGTACACAACCTGTTCTTTGGCATCCTGTTGTTTTCAGCAATGGTCTTTCTTTGTCAAAAATCCCAAAATCCGCAAACGACATCTGATTCTCACATTGCCCCATAGCTTCATAATCTGTGACCACATCACCATAAACAGAACATATTGGAAAATAAAATTCGGTATTTTCGACACTCGCTCCTGTTTTCTTGTATACAATCCTATTTCCGTAAAACATCTTATCATCGTTCATTCTGACTTCAATCATGCGTTTCGCATTCTCTTTGATATAAAGTAACACATCCTGATCAGTCCAAAAGCTCATAGGGTTGCTATGTGGTCTTTTAACATTAAAAGCATTACAGCCATCCTGCAACCATTTCTGCGTACGAATAACACTTTCGCTTGCCATAGTCGCTATAATAGGCTTTCTGCCTGTTTTCTTTTCGTAATCGTGCGCAGGCTTTTTCTTCATAATGTCACAACATAAGTCGCTTATTTCAAATGGTGCATCAAGAAAGAATTTATATTTTTCTTGATTAAACTGACTATAATTGCCTTTACTATCTGTCAGTTCTCCATTCAGTCTGTGTAACCTATATTCTGAACCGCTAGGGATAACCCCCATCTGCAAACTCTTGTACTGTCCGTTTTGCTTGTTTATTCTCCTGTCTATTCCTAACAGGTCTGCCATATAGCAAGCATACGGAACCGTCTGTCTGTCTGTCTGTCTGTCTGTCTGTCTGTCTGTCTGTCTGTTAAGATTGTGTTGTTAGATTTTTGACTGTCAAGGTATTTAACATATTTTCTCGCACCGCTTACGCAATTTGACACTTCCTTGCTAATCATCGGAAATCCATACTTTTCACAAACCTTTGCAAATGAAATCTTTGGCTTCAAAATCACAAGGTTATCAAAAGTCTTGGCAAACTCCTTTAACTCTGGATATTGTGTCGGAACATCTACGAACACAAAAGGAATATTTTTATATCCGCAAACTTCTCTGATTATGTGTCCTAAAACTGTGCTATCCTTGCCACCGCTAAATGACAGATACACTCCATCTTCGCCAAATTCATTAACCCATTCATTTATTCTACGTGCAGTCATGCTTATTTTTGCAGAAAGCGGAAGTGACTGCATCTGATATAAGTCTGACATTGTATGTTTTTCCATACTCTACTCCAATTCTTCCTCTGCCGGAAAGTGAAAATATCCATTCAGATTGTTAAATTCCACACGTTCGCAAGTATCTTTTACGATTACAGTTCCAAAGCCACCTTTCATAGCAGTCTTTAGCGTTTCATCGAAATCTTCCGGAATATCCGCATTTGTGATAAATTTGCCTGCATATGCAACTCTAAGCATTTCCATGGCTTTCTTTGCTTTTTCTTCGGTGGAATATTCAGCAATTTGCATGTCATCAGTAAGCGACTCAACACCTGTTAAGTTTTTGTTCAGGAAATAAATCCTTGACTTGAATCTCTGAATAATCACCTCTTCGTATGGCATATCAATCGTGCCGTCCTGTGAAATTACTCTCATAGCAACCTCCTAATCTTTCATAAAGTCCGGTACGTTCTCGTCATTCTCAGCAACTTCTCCGGCTACCTTCTCTGGCTCGACTGCTGCACTTTCGGTTGAACAAGGTTCCGCCGTAACAAATGGCTCACTGTTGGCGTTCTCCGCAATATCACGCTTGACCTGTTTCTGTAAATCTTCCATCGGATATTCCTTAAAATCGCCATCCTCGATTTCTTCCTTGGTATAAAGTCCCATTGTTAGTTCAGGGCAATTCAGACTAGAGAAGAATGATGCCGCTCTGTAACGAAGCATTAACTGCGGCATTGTTTTCCACTTGCTACCGTTCTTCTTCGTCCAACCTTCATCATCTGCCATCTGCATATTAACTTCCATGCCCTCAATTCTTCGACCATTTTTCATAGTCCACGCAATGCAAGAATAAGGTTTTCCGTTCTTGTCCTTGGTTTCGTCGTACTGCAACTCCATGTCGAATTTGTTGCTGGCGTTGATAGACGCGATCAAAAACTTACTGCTCCAGCTTGGCTTGCCCTGTATCAGAAAAAGGTTCTGCATAACCATAAGTGGGCTGATGCACATTCTCTGTGCCTGCTCAATGGCAATCAAACAGTTAGATGGATTTTTCTGATACGTCTGCGGAACTATTGTTGACTCGGCTAACGCCTTTGCCATCTGCATAGCCATGATGAAATTGTCGGATGTTCCGAAAATTCCAAGGCTGTAATCGGTAACCTTGTTATTGTGTGTTGCAACCTCTGTCTTTTCTTCTGCCTTTACTAATTCTGTGTTCTCTGCCATAATTATTTTTCCTCGCTTTCTTTCCTTATTGCTTTTCTAAATGCTCCATTTTTAAGGAATTTCAAAACAAGATTGAGTTGCATATTCTTGAAAACCTCTATGTGCTTTGTACTGTGATACCACATTACCCATTCCTGTTTCAAAAGTTCCTCAATGCTTGTAATCTGCTCACCCTCTGCGAATTTTCGCTGACTCAAAAGATATTCCCTGTGTTTTTGAATGTTCTCGCATTTTGCGCACTCTTCGGAAGAATACCTTGAACAATGCTTTCCATTAAGGTTTACAGACAATGCACAATATCTACATGGATTAACTCTCATCGTCACCACCGCTTTCCGGTTCATCACACTTCTTCACAACCGCCATCTTATCAGCACCGTAGGTTTCTACCCACTTCATATCCACGGTTTCATCCATAACGGTCAGCTTTGCACCCTTGGCATTTACAACCATGTCACCGGCTTTTACATTATCCTCGGTACGATACACATAGCTTCTTGTGCTGTTTGGGAATTTTGCTTTGATATACTGCATAATTACCTCTCCTTTTTCACATATCCATTTGACAAATTTTCAAGAATACGCAAAAGTCTTTCGTTGGTTTCTGTGACTTTTCTAAGTTCTCCTTCAAGGCAATATTTATTACTCATAAGTTCATCTACCTTTGTTCGCAAATCCGAGTTTTCAGCCTTCAATTTTTCAATATCATCCATGTACACGACCTCTCTTTCCTTTATTTCTCATATCTTTCTCGCAATACGGAAGAGAACAATGTCCGGCTCTTCCCCAGAACCCCTTACTTGCACTCTTCCAACGCTTGCATGACATACACCGCGCATCCGGCTGTATGATGTTATTTTTTGTCCCTATTCTTGACATTCGGCACCCTCGCTTTCTTCATTTTCTATTGGCATATCCAATGTGACCGCAACATCTCTGATAAACTCGTCCGGAATATAGATTCCTGCTTGTACGCATATCGCATACTGCACCTTTGCAATGCTTGTAATATCAGAGCCTTGCTTTTCCATTGTCTTTGTCAGAACTTTCAGCAGGTTAGCCACACCGCCATGTGACTGTGGAGTTTTCCTTACTGACATACTCCGAATCTCTTGAATATCCGCTTTCATATTCTCCATGAATTTATTTCTCCTATTGTCGAACCATTTTTCAAACGCATTCCACAGTTCCAAGAAACAGTCAGTTTCAAGTATTGCATCCTCAATGCTAGTGTATCTTTCCGAAAGAAATAGGCTTATTATCTGCCTTGCGTGCTTTTCAAAATATAATTCGCAACTAGCTCTCAAAAAGTACCGATACCCGAAACCGCATCTGCCATTAAACCAAGAAAATGAGTACCATGTGTTGCCTTGAAAATACGTATCGTATTTCGTATCCCACTTGGTAAACATTGGCTCTTCGCCCTTTCTATGCACCAAACGCTTAACGCATTTCTTGCGGAATACTTCTTTGCACATGGACTTGAATGTATCCATGCAAACCCTTTCAGTTCCAATTTCAAGTGGTTCTCCTGCTTTCATGTATTTGTCAATGATTTCGATTGCCTTTGCATTTATTGGATAGTCCATATCACATAGCTTCAACTTTCAACTGCTTGTCCTCGGAAACGCTCAAAAGAATTAACTGCGCATCCATATCCGGCACATTGAACTCATTCAGCGATTCTGCGTTATCAACAAAAATCGGCACGCTCACACCGTACAATTCGCTTAACGAGCGTATAATATCAAGTCCGGCTACAATTCTGTGACCACTGTTCAAAGTCGAATACGGAACGCCATTTACAGTACACTCACAGCAATCTTTCATACCGCCATTTAATTGCGTTTCGAAGAGTTTGAAATTAACTGTCTTAAAATGGCTATTGATAGATTCAGAAACCTTATTCAGCTTGAAACGAATGAACTCTTCCAAGAGGTAAAGCATCTGTTCCTGATCTGCAACTTTCTGCCCGATTTCTTTCTGTTCGTCTCTAAGCGTTTCGATGCGATCATCAATCATAACGTTGTTAGCCGCCTGTGCGATAATCTTATTTACTTCGTCAAGCTGGCTCTTTAATTTTGCTTTATCTGCTTTTGCGTCCTCAACAACCTTATCTGCGCCCTTGGATTCTAACTCTGCAATATCAGCAAGCAATTCATCCTGTCTATCCTTTAACTTGGCATATTCTGTGTTCTGCGTATAATCAGCGCAAGACGGAAGCTTAGAAATCTGTTCATCAAATCCTTTGATAATGTCAATTTCTTCCGCTTCACGCAGTTTCAATGTGTTGATTTTGTTCTCTAATTCCTTATTGTTCTCGGTCAGCTCCTTAATCATTTCAGCGCACGCATTTCCATAATCAACAATCATGGCAAGCGTTTTCGCGTGTTCTTCATTAAATATTTCGATTGCATCTGCTTTTCTCTGCGAAAAATCGGCTCTTAAAGACTCTATTTTATCTTCCGGCAATCTTTGTCCGCATAACGAACAAACCGTTGTGGATTCGTCAAATACCAACTTGGAATCGTCAAATTTCTTTTCCTTTTCCTCTTTGTACCTTTTCGCAAGGTCAGCTTTCTTAAGAGTCTGTTCAGAAATTGATTTCTTATTACCCTCAATGGAATCCTGCGCTTTTCTAATTGATGAACGAACATCCTCTAACTTCCGTTCGTGGTCATATTTGTGGTTTTCGATCTCACGTTTCTTGCTTGAAAGTTCATCATTCATGGTCTGCGCGATAGCTGACATTTCAAACTGACAATGCATTTCTTCGCTGCGCATTTCATCAATCCGAACATCAGATTTCGCCATTAAATCTTCAAGTTCTTCAATCTTTCTCTCTAAATCAGCTTTCAATAACTCCTGCTCTGCCACATCCACATCAACCTTGGATTTCTCGGCTTCATCAATACGCACCGGGATTTCAGCCTGTTTCTTCTTCCACTCGCTCAAAGCCTTGGAAAACTTGGCGCGAATATCGTCTGTAGATGGTGCTTTCTCCAATTCTCCAATCAGCGGCGCATACTTGGCATCTGTCTTTGCCAACTCAACATCCGAAACCTCTGCAACAAGTTTCATCAGAATGTCTCTCTGTTCTTTCCATTTCAGAGAAGAAAAATACTGCGGATTGGTCAGCATCTTAAACATTTCCTCACTCTGTGCTAAACCGGAAATATAAGCCTTAAATTCAGTTTCACTTTTCGGATAGCCGTCAATCTCATAAGAATTTGGGTTTCCCTGCAATGATACCGTATTAGTTCCACGCTTCTTAACCCAATCCTGTTTCTGAACCTTGGAAAGTTCCACTTCCTTGCCATCTACATCAATAACACCAACAACCTTGATTTCCACGTTATCAATGCGCTTTCCGTCCTTATCCAATGGTCTGACATTGAATTTTTCCTCGCCTGCACTGTTCTTGTTAAAAAGCAACCATGTGAACGCATCAAAAATTGTGGTCTTGCCTGCTGCATTCTGTCCTTTAATACTTGTCTTATTTGAGAAATTCACATCAAGGCTCTTAATACCTTTGAAATTCTCCATATGTAACGATTTCAAAATCATTCGCATATTCTACACCCCCACGATTCCTTTTATTGACAACTCATATGTGACTTTTTCCACAACGCAACCATCTTTACACGTTTTCTTATATCTCCTGCTCTGCAATCTGCCGTATGCGCTTACCTTATCGCCTAAAGCAAGTGAGTCCGTATACTCTGCACACTTTCCCCATGCAATGCAAGTAATCAAATCCTCTTTTCCGTTTTCTCTTATGTTTTTGAGTTTCACATCACAGATTTTACGGCCAAGTGGTGTTTCTCTAAGATGCTTTTCCTCGATAATTCCATCAAGGCTTACTTCATTCAAAGGGCTATCATCCTCTGGTTTTGTGATTGTATCAGCCATAACATACATAAGAATTGCTTTTCCAGATCCGGTTTTTACGTGCCGGGTAATTATCTTTCCCTTGACACATACCGTTCCGCTAATTTCTGTATCGCTGATTTCTTTGTCAAACAGTACCGGAAGTATATCTGCAACACCGCTTTTTCTTTCAACTCCGATGAAAAATTTATAAAAATTCTTACCGTTTGATTTATGGCTTTCCCTTGGTGCCGATACAACATCACCGATCAGTGTTATTTTGTTCTCCATTGCTTCTCCTTTCCATTTCTCTGTCAAGAACCTTTTCAAAATTATCTTTATCATTCTGTTTCTTTCGTTTCCCTGCCAAAAGTTCAGCAAGCATACGCTTTTCTTCCGTGGAACATCTCGTGCCACTTATATACACAACGCCTACCATGCATCCTCTCTCATTCTGCGTTTTCTCTTAATTCGCTTGTCAAGTTCAGCTCTCTTTCGGTCTACCTCTGACCAGTAATACATGATTGCCGCAATTACTGCACCGGCTACAAATTTAATAGCCGACACATTCCCGGCCGCTCCCTCACTATCCATATAGCACGCGGCAACTAAGGAATACTCCATTGCAACCGCGCCTATGATGAATTGGATTACTTTTTTCATTCATGCTCCTTTCTGCCACTTTATAATGATAAAGCTATTAGTACCAGTCAGAAACAAACGTTCCGAGTAACGGACATACAACAACATCTATAAAACGCACAGAACCATCTTCCATGGAATATGTAAAAGCCATTGCAGGTGTGTAAGTCGAATCTCCTGTCTGTATCTGTGCATCTCTTACAGAGACTCCATATGTTGTTTCCTCGTCAACGAAAATGCTTGAAAAAGTTTCCGCAGAGTCAACCTTTGCCAAATAGTTGTCACCGCTACGAATTACCCTTGAATTAACTTTCTGAAATTCAAAATCGCTCATTTCAATTCTCCTTTCCATTATGTGTTTCGTCTTCCTTGCCCTGCTCACTATGTTTCGAAGCAGAACTCTCAACCATTCCAAGAACATATCCTTTCTGAAAATCTGTCATATTCGGAATGGCATCACGAAGTTTTTCGACAACTCGCTTTTCCTTTTCGCTCATACAATCACTTCCTTTCATGCGCAATATCTGATTTCGTACTCTGCTACAATGTTCAAGTCGCATCCGAAAATATACATTAAAATAGGAAGAAACTAATTTCTTTTGTACTTCCCATGCCAAATCATCCGTGAACGACTTGACCAACATTAGATAACCCTGCTCGGTAAAAAGATACATTCCGTTCGGAGCGGTTACACCAAATTCCCCCTTGGCTTCATCCGAATTTCGGACGAAGTAATCTTCTCCTAAAATAAAGTCTTTCTTATTGTCGTTAAATCTTTTTCTTGCTGTTCCGTCCGGTCTTTCATGTACCATGTCAATGTCCTTAAATGTGACCACTCGCTCGCCTTTGTACTCTTTGATGGAAATATCCGCATTTCCAATGTGTACTAAATTATCCATATTTTTGCTTCCTTTCTGTGATATAATATTTTCAAAAACGGAGGAATTAACATGCTTCTAAAAATTGAAAGAATAATATTAAAGAAAATATCTAAAACAAATTTTTCAATCGAACTTTCCGAAATAGGTAAATTCGATGAAGAAGATGTATATCAAGCGTTTTTGGATTTGCAGGATAGAGGATATGTAACAAATGTAAGTACATCTGCGGATAGATCAAATTTTAGCTTTATAGTTTCTCCCAAAGGAAGATTTTATAAAGAATACTTTTTCCTTTCATTTTTGAGAAATATCCTTATCCCATTTGTCGTTGCCATAATCACGGCAACCGCCACATATCATTTAGAAAAAGTAGCAGATAGCTATTCCGACAGCAGCTCCAGCCAATGCGCTTATGAGTTGAACTCCGCCAATAATGAACGGCTCAAACTTATCGAGTAAGTCGCGCTTTTGTCTGAACGTCATTTTCTTCATGTTCTCACCTCTCTTTCTTGTACTTTGTACATTCTTATAATAGTACGCCGTACAATCTTTGTCAATAGTTATTTTTGTACATTGTACAATTTTTGCCGTTGACATTTGCGATTGTGACTTGTATAATCAAGTTGAAAGGAGGTGTTAATATGAAGGAGCGCCTAAAGGAGATAAGAAAAAGCAATCCTAATGGGAAAACTCAGGAAACATTTGCAAATTACTTGGAAATATCAAAAGAAAACATTTCTAGCTATGAATCCGGAAGAAGAAATCCATCAGATGCATTTATTAAACTTGTATGTGAGAAATGCAACGTTAATGAAGATTGGCTTCGCACCGGAAACGGAGAAATGTTTATGCCGGAAACAAAAGATGAGCAAATTTCAAAAATGCTTGCAGATGTTATGAAATCAGAAGACGGAAATTTTAAAAAGAAATTGATTTCTGCGCTAGCGCAGCTAGATAAAGATGGCTGGGATAAACTAGAAGAATTTGTTGATATGATTTCAGAGAAGAAATAAAAATAAGCCAAGGGCAATGCGCAAACCCTTGGCTTTCTTCTTATTTTAACAGTTCTTTTACAAATACGTATATGGCTCGAAGCCATCTAGTATTGTCGCATTTTTCGATCAATTCAATGATTTTGCTTTTGTAATACTCATTTTCGTTGTTATCCATTGCTCCCACCCTTTCGATTCAAATGCTAACTACCCTCGACAATTATTATAGAACATACGTTCTGCATAGTCAACGATAATTTGAGGGCAAGACAATGCCAAGCCTTACCCTCACCAGAACTTGAAGTGTCCTTTCGGACAAGTCCATAGTATCACTGTAATCTGCATGATTTCAACATTTTTCGGTCGCAAGTTTCGACAGAAAATGTCATTTCAGAGAAGCGGAAAGCTGTTTTTCAATCTCTTCTTGTACTTTTGCGCGCCAACGCATCGGCACTTCATCAATCGTCATTTTCTTGTCGATAAGAATACGTCTTACATAGAATTTAACCATATCCTACACCTCACTTTCTGCTACCATGTCTGCAAGTTCCTCGATTGCTCCGGCATTAGATTCGTGCCCCTCTTGCAAAGATGCTTGTCCTGCTTCCAGTGCATCCAGACGCTTTTCAATGTCGGTTTTGGTTCTAAGGCGGATTGTGACGGTGTAAGTTCCATCCTCTTTCCCGTCTGTGTCCGTGTTCGGTATGTATGCAAACCCATCGGATTTCAGATCGGTGTACTTTCCGGCCGTTTCGCCGTTATGTTCAAATGTCACTTCCGCCAGATTGTCCGCTGTGAAAGCATCTGTGATTGTCTTAACGGTGTCAAAATTCTCCGCCTTGATCTGGATGTTGCCAAGGCTTGCACCGTCAGCAATCTCAAAGGTTGTCTGATTTTTTAAAATAATTTTATCCATAATTTTTTCCTTTCTTTGATAAAAAATGGTTTATAAGTTACGTTCGAATATTTGTTCGATATTTTTTCTTAAACGGCAGTTTAAAAATAAACATTCCCCTAGTTGTAAAATTTATAGATGATACCAAAATAACCAGGCAAAACCCTAAATATTTTGCAGATTTGCAGTCAGGTGTATTCGTATATTTTCTTGTGTGTCCTACAGGCGAAAGTGTATTTGGATTTAGTTTTGGTGAAAACAATGGTTCTTATTTCGGGTGCCAAATCCTTACTTCCGGTTTTGATATGGACATTAAAATACGCAACTGTGCATGGGCAACTAAATGGTCTGAATGGAGAACACTTTAATTTGTATTTTTTGTTTATTTTTTAAACCAAGGACACCATTTATTTGTTTCAGTTTTGGTTCTTACATATATACTATTTTTGCTATCGAGCACACTTATAACGATTTGAACACTATATATAAAATTAGAACCAAATGCAATGAGAATTGACCAACTTACACCTGGCGAATTTTCTAATTTATCAGTGTTCCCAATCATATATACTCCAGATGTGTAATAATTTAAATTGCTACCATCTGGGATAAAATCGAAAGTTCCTAAACTGCCGTTTAAATCACTTAACTGTTTCGCCAGCGTGCCGTCCAGATTCGGATTTGCCTGCCGCGCGTCCAATGCAAATCCTTCCTCTGTCGTAATCTGGTTGTTTACGATACTTTCCGGTTGCAGTGCGCTTCCGATTTTATCCTTTAAGGTATCTGCCAACTTTATGACGTTTTTTGCTTCGTCCAATGTAATTGTGGTTCCATCCAAGTTAATACTAAGCGTTCCACTCTCATCTACGCTCATGCTCTTTCCGTCCGGCTTTACAACTCCGGCATCCTCTGTTGTTGCAATCGCACTAGCACCGCCCACGATAGACTTAGACCAGTATTCCGTATTGCTCGTTGCCGTTCCTGCCGGAACATCTTTTTTCGCAAAATACAGTGTGTTGTTATAAGTAACTGCATCCAATCTCTTATATGTAGCATTTGCGCTCCACTCGCCTTTAGGCACGATTGCTACTCTACCTGCCACTGCCATATTAAGCCACCTCCCAATTCAAATTTCCGTTATTATCAACGGTAAAGTTATATGCCGCATTGTCCGTGTAAATCAACTCCCCATCCTCATTCACATCAAATTCTGTTATTGTGAGTTTCTTGTTAATCTCGTCTTCGATTCCCTGTACCCGGTCTGCGCTGTCCTTTGCGTCTGTGGCAGATTTTGCCGCGTTGGTTTCGGACACCCCTGCGCTTTTGGCAGATGCTACCGCCTTGGCAGATTCCACTTTAATATCTGCAAGATAATCTGGGCGCAGATGCTTTTCTTGGATACTTCCCTCTTTCACGATTGCGGACACCTTACCGTCACTGCTAATTTCAAATGCAATGGTATTGCTATCTATAAATTCATACTGCGTGATCAGAGCGGACAAATCAACATTCTGCGTTGTGCCATCGTCCAGCGTGATAATCAACTGCTGCGACTGCGGATCATATGTAAAGTTTACGGCCAGCTTTTCCAACTTAGTATCAATGACTGCTTTGGAACCGTTCATTTTCACAACAGTGATCGTTCCCTTTGATTCATCCCACAGAATTTCTTTCACAAGCTCATTTGCCTTTGCCAAATCAACCTTAGACGCATCCATAGCAACCACACGATCATCCAGATTGTCAATGCCGGCTTCCGCATTATTTAACCGCATGGCATCAATTGCTGTTTTCTCGCTTGGAAAATTCTCCCAGTATGTCCGGCTATAAATTTTCTGCATGGTTCACACTCCTTTCTAACGCTGATAATCTGCGTTCCAGATCTTCGTTTTTCTGCTGCAAAAGTTCGATTTCTTTCTGCTGCATCTGGATCATCTGTATGTGCATTGCATGGAGATTTTCCTTGTCAATTTTCCATGTCTTTGAATCTCCGTGAATTGCTTTTTCATCCTCTTCGGCATTTTCTTTTAGTACAAGTCCGCTATCGGACAATCCGGCATCCTGCAAAATCTTCTCTAAATCCTGCGCAATTAAACCAAACTGTAAGCCTGTGTGTTGCGTGATGTATCCGGGTTTCCATGTATATTCAACCGGGCACATTGCCATATAAACGCTTTTAATATCCCTTAATGATTGTATATTATTTTTCAGCCTTTTATCGGAACTCGGAATAGAAATCAAAAGACCCTCGATATCCAAGGTACTTTCCCTCGAGCCAAAATTAGACACTTTATTAAAGTGTCTGGGCGAATACTTGGTTGTAGAGCTATCATTAAGTGTATAATCTACATCTGTAAAATACCCACTTGGCAATTCGCTTTTGGTTGCGTAGTCGCTCAGCGAATTGTCAACATAACTTTCAGTTGCCAAGTTTTCCTCGTTTGAATCTGTTACAGTGCCTAGGTCAATGAGTATGTTTTGCAGCATGGGTCTGCCTCTTCCGTCAAGCCCAATAATTGTAAGGTCATCACCGAGCGCTGTCGAATTAAAGTTTAGCGAATCGATTATTGTTACTCGTCCAGCTCCATCAAGTCTGAAGTTGTTGCTTTCGACTATGAGCCTGTTCCCACGAAGCATAATCTGGTCTGCGCTGGCATTGATCATAGAAATAACTTGGTCGTTCTCGTCTCTGCCTAACTTCAATTCCAAGGATGCGTCCAATGCACCCTCTGCCTTTTGCGCACGATTGACTTCTGCGACAATGCTTTTTGCGGTCTGCTCAAACTTGGTATTTGTCTGTTCCTCTAAATCCTCATACGTGGATTGAAGATGGTCTGCGTTCCTTTCTAACTTTCCGGTACGTCTTTCCACACTTTCAATCGTGTCTCTGATAGAATTAACCTTTGCAGAGTGTGTCTGCGTTCCCTGTGCCGAGATTGAATCTCTCTTGCTTTGTACTCCGGTTAAAGTGCGTTGCAATAGATACGTTTCAACAATCTCTCTCGTGGTATTGAATCGGATTGGTTCCCCAAGTGTCAGACATGGATTTCCGACACAGGTGCAACTTTTAATCGGTGTGTATGCCGCCTGTGCCATAATAGGCAATAGGTTATTTGCAATCTGTTCCAGCTCTGCTCCGGTCTTGTCTGATACAAGGAAGTTTCCTGTAATAGAATAGTTGTTTCCGGCAGTTCCAACAATAGCACCGGCATTATCTTCACTTGTCTTGATTTCAAGCTGTGTGATTGCCTTGCTTTGGAAGTCCTCATAATCAAACGTGATGTAGTGTCCGGTCATGGACTCTGTGTTTGCGTCAGACGGAAATAAATTGTCAGACGGAAATAAATCTTCTGCCGGATAAAGCGCGCTTGTGATTGCTTTCAGAAAGACATACTCAAACTTGCCCTCTCTGTTGATATTTCCAAAGCATCCGTTAATCTCACAGATTGCCGTCACAACGGTTTTTCCACTGATAGCAGACTCTTCTGTGACCGCGCTTGAATCGTCCGTCTGTGTTGCTACAATCGTCTTATTGACCGTCATGGAATCATTGACAAGGCTTGTTTCGACTTGCGCAATTCCAAGATGTGCAAAAAAGCTATCACGGAACTGCTTAAGCGTCATTGGAAAACTAAGTCCTGCATACCAAGACTTTACATCTGTATTGATAATGTCATACATAGCGTCATATGCCGTAATCTGCCGTTTTGTGCGGTCAGCCGTAGGAACATCGGATGCCACCTTAAAAACTCCGTATGGCATCGGATTTTCGCTATCTCCGTCAAGCGTTTCTTCGATAGAGATTGTCTTTCCAATAATGTTTCCTGCGGTGTTTCGTGCTGTGAATTTTACGCAATTCGCTTCGCACGCTCCAAATTTTAGTTCAGATTCCGAACAAAGGCTTTCTTCAAGCGCAAACGTACCGATTTCAAGCATCGAATTGTCTATCTTCTGGTTCGTTCCAACAACAGATATAACCATCTGTTTATCTGTCGAGGAATCCCAATACTTTTCTTTCAAATTGCTATTTATCATATACACCACCTACAAACGAAAATTTGATTGCGTCGTATTTTATCTTCCCATGTGCCACAGAATAGAACGTAGGCTGAATGTCAGCGATATATCCGTACTGTGTCACATATCCGCGTTTCTCCGGCACATATGCCGTGATATAGCCGCCGCGCTCCTTTGCCTTGGTATAGTTCTTTTCTATGTTCTTCCAAAAATCATCAAACTGCTTTTCAGTCAGCATGGCTTTGGTTTCAAACTCGACCTTTAAAGCTTTCAGTTCCACGGCATCACGATGCTCATATCCGTTTTCATCCGTCCAAGGGTCTTTATCCTGCATGTTTACATAGGAACTAAACGTGTCCTGCTTTATTAAACTGTTCGGTATGGTATAATTCCCAAACTTTACTAAATATCCGCCATATCCCATCGTTTACCTCCTAAAAATGGGTATAAAAATAGCACCTACCGTTTTGGTAGATGCTATCCATTTAATTAAATTTTAAGCTACTACTGATTCCCATTCAGATTTCAGCTTTTCTACATCGTTTTCAAAAAGTTTGCAAGCGATTTCGTACAACTGCGGAATCATTCCCATTTCCCTGTCGATATAATCCATCTTGTTTCTTACTTTCGGTTTGAGTGTACACCCTTCCATCCTTGATTTAAGGTTGCAGTGATATTTCCTTTCAAATTCTCCATAAAGCAACGAATAGCGTTCTTGATACTTTCCATCGGCACCGAAACGGACAATCTGTGTTATCCGCTGTCTCTTGGTTGCCAAGTCAATATCATCAACGAGTCCGATAATAACATCTTCCTTATGGATGATTTCTTTCTGCTGTCTTTTAATGGTTTCGTTCTGCTCCCTAACAGTTTTTAATGTCTGTGAAAATATCAGCTTAGTGTTTTCATCTGCATATGGTAGGTAAGTGGAAATAAATAATTCATCATTATTGACATACCCACCTGTTTTACGGATTGTAGGGAGAACCTCGGATGTTACCCAACGTTTGAACTTATGAAGTTTTTCTTTTCTTTCGTTTATAAGGGAGTCGTTTTGTGACACACCCTTTGCTTTCTGCGGTTGCATTTGAAAAAGCAAGGAATATAAGCCGCTTTCATTAACAATCGTCATTTTTTGTTTTCCACCTGGAGTATCAATTTGTGACACACCCTTATCAGAATCATCAATATTTGAAAGGCTTCTTCTGTAATTCGTATCTCCGAATACTTCGCATATATCCTTTCCAACAAACCATGGTTCATCATCGACCATGACCATTCTAATCTGTCCGAATATTGGATTCTCAAATACCTCAATGCTATTTTGAATCTTAAGCATAAGTTGTGATTTTTTCATTCGTGTCTACCTCCATACATTTTTATCTGAATAAAAAAGAGGAAACCGGTTGTGAAATCACATTGGTTTCCTCTTTCGTACAGTATGGCGTTCGAGTAAGTAATCCGCATCTTCACGGATAAGGTTGTTTCCTTAGTAATAAGGATAGACTATTTTTGATTTTGTGTCAATCCGATTTTGGAATTAAAATAAGCCGTGTTTCCACGGCTTAAGTATCATTTATCTTTCAATTTTTATTGTAACCAAGTATATGTATATGCTTCATCAACATATATCTTATAACTGCTCGGATAGATCGTATCGTAATTTGAATCGTACGGAAAACTAAACGAGAAATAATCGGTGTCTCCATTCTTTTCACATTCTGCATAATGATAATCATATTTAATCAAGTTGCCAGATGCATCATACATTACGCAAGAAATTTTCACAAATGAAAAATCTTTTCCGGAATCGTTTGTAGCTTCAACCGTAACATTATCTGCTCCAATGTCCGATTGAACCATTATATTGCGAACATCACAAACAGCATTTGTTGCTTCATCAACACTCAACGACATTTTATAGTTATCATAAGAAACATCGTTATAATCAGAATCGCTCGGTGCGTCAAAATAAAGAACACATTCCTTACCGGATTCAAAAGCTCTGTTACAATCACTTTTGCTATCCAGCATTTTACCGTTTTTGTAGTATACAAGTTTTGCGTCCAGATCAACATTTACCTTGTTGTTGTTTTTCAAGATAGCAACAACTCCATGACCACTATCTTGGTATTCAATTGAGATGTTTTTCTTTACCTTGTTCGCATTAAAGGAAGAAGTGACGGTAACTTTGCAAGAAAGCGTTTTCTTTGAAATTTTTGCTTTTACGTACGTTGTTCCTTCTCCAACCGCCAGAACCTTTCCAGACTTGTTTACAGAAGCAACATATTTATTGCCACTACTCCATTTAGCAGTTTTCCTTATTCCGCTTATCTTTAATGTTGCGGATTCTCCAATTTTTAAATTAAGAGTCTTTCTGCTTAATTTGATAGTTGCCGCCTGTGCAACAATCTGTTTCCCATCTGCATTTTGGATTGGCATAGCCGAAATCAAAACGGCAAATGCCAACCCCATCGCTACTAATAATTTTTTTGTGCTTCTCATAATGACTCCTTTCTTGTGATATGATTTATTTAGAATTATATCACGTTCTATTATAGAAGTCACTAAAAAACATATACATTGTCTCCGGTTCGATTGTAATGTTCTCTACCATAATCCCTTGCAGCTTTTCCTATGTCGCTTGTAGTAATTCCGAAATTTTTCTGTAAAATAGCTTGCAATAACTGATTTTGCTGTCGCAATAAGGAAACCTCTTGCGCAGATGTTGAATTGATAGCATCTTTGATTCCAGTAATTTCTTGGCTTCCTGCAACCGCCGGCTTACCTCCGACTGTTCCCATAATTTCCGGAAGCCCATTTTCTCCAACTGTTGCTATGCTATATTTATCCATAAAACCGCCCGTTGCATAAGCCTTTACTTTAGGTAGGCTCACTTTCGGCACAAGATCGACTCCGCTCCACTTTACCTTTGCTACTTTAGCCGCCGCAGAAACAACACTGTTAAACCCTCTCAAAACGGTATTCACTCCACCGATCAATGAATTTATTGCTGTTTCAATTCTTGAAATTACGGTGTTCATTGCCCCGGCAACACCACTTTTCACGCTATTCCATAATTTGCTGAATATTTCAGCTACACTTTCTTTCATCTTCGAGAAAGCATTTTTTATCGGGGTGGTTACATGTTCTTTAAACCAACTAGAAACACTATTCCACGCCCCGGTTACCGCTGTCTTTGCCGCGCTAAAAGCTTTCTGAATAGATTCTTTTGCTGAGCTAAAAGCATTCTTGATAGGTGTTGTAACATGCTCCTTAAACCAACCGGAAACCACCGCCCATACCGATTTTACAGTTGTCCATAGAACCTTGAATGCAGTTGATACTGCCGATTTCAATAATTCAAAATTCTTCTTTATTGGCTCTATTACCTTTGATTTAAACCAATCAGAAACAACAATCCATACAGCCTTGACAATGATCCACAATCCTTCAAAGATTTGACCAACTCTTTTCGAAAATCCTTGGAAAAATGAAACAATAGGAGTTATAACATTAGTATTGAACCATCCAGAAACTGTTTTCCATACACTGGATATATCTTTCCATAAAGAAGAGAAAAAACCGGAAACGGATTTCCATAATCCCTCAAAAAATCCGCTTATTGGCTTAATCACATTAGTATTAAACCAATCTCCGGCTTTTGAGAAAATTTCTTTTATTTCTTTCCAATGATCCTTGACTACTACAGTTGCCGTTGCAACAGCGGCTACTATTCCTGCGGTAATCGCTGCCGGTGCTGCCGCTACCCCTAAAATAACCGCTCCGACTGCCGTAATCGTAACTCCGACAAGCATAAGTGCTTCATTAAGCCAACTGAATCCGTTCTTTAACATGGTCACAAAGTTTGATATTGCAGTAAATGCGCCAATCGCAACGGAGCCTATTCCGGTTATAGCTTTTGCTACCGGACTGATAAAAGAAAGTGCGCTCTCTGCCGCACCGCTACCGAATAAAGCTTTGACACCAGCTGAAACAGTTGTTCCAAGTGTAGCGAACGCCCCACCTATTTTTTTTGACAAAGCGGTAGACAATACTGCCGAGATTCCCTCATTTGCCGCAATTTCAACGCCAAGCCTTGATGCAAGTGAACCAGCTATTGATTTTGAAATGGAAGTTCCGATTATATCAAGTGCGGTTTTTGCAAGATGCAATCCAATGATTTTTTTGATTGTCAGCGCACCGATGATAATTGCGACTGTCTTTACATCTAAGTTGCTTAAAAACTCCTTGACACCTTTCCATACATCCTTCCAAGAAATTTTACTTAATGCTGTCGTAACTGCATCAAACGCACCTTGCGCCCACGAATTAAGCGTTTTAGCTAATAATGCAAAGTCAAAGTTTTGGAAAAACTTGTTAATTCCGTCTGCGATTGAATTTCCAAATTGTTTCCAATTAAACGTTGTGCCAAACGAATCTAAACCATGAAGCACCGTGTTTAATGAATTTGCAATCAGCTTCCCGGTTTCTCCGAAAAGTGTTGTACCTTTCTGACCCTCAAATAGTCCATTAAGGAATTTTGCAAGCCCACTACCAAAGCCGGATGCTTTGGCATATACTTCATCCCACTTGATACCTCGCATCGCATTTATAAGAGCACCGGAAATTGCTTTTCCAAGTCCTTCAAGGTCTTTGATGTTGCTTTTGAATTTCTTAAAAATGGTGTCGGTCTGAACCAACTTTCCGGTATCTCCACCGCCAGAGCCGCCAGAGCCAGAACCGCCACCACTTCCACCGCTTCCACCGCTTCCAGAACCGGAAGTGTTATCTTTACTCTGCTTTGAAATAACCTTTAATTCATCAAATGCACGAGTTGCCTGTTGGATTTCCTTTTTTGCTTTCTTGGCATTTTTTGCGATACCTCCTGTGTTTTTCCCTGCGCTTCCTGCGGCATCACTTAAATCGTCCATGCCGTCAGATGCGCTCCCAATATCATCAGCAAGACCGCTGATTCCTGCTCCTTTGCTTGCTTCATATCTCCATCCAAAGATTGAACCTAAAGCATTTGTGACCATTTCTGCGAAGGAAATCACCTTCTGCAGAACTGCATTAAGTACCTTGATAAATGGCTTAAATGCATTGATTAAACCACCACCAACAACCGCTCCAAGTGCTTTGAAGTTCTCTTTAAGCATGGTTATCTGGTTATGCCATGTCAATATGTTATCGTAAAGGCTTTTTATCCTCTACTTCTTATGGTTTCCCATAAGTTCGGCGTACATTTTCAACCACAGCATTGTGGCTGTCGGATACTCTTGGGGATATTATATTCTACACTCTTTCCATAAGAAAAGAGCATAGGTTCAATCCCTACGCTCTACAATGTGCTATAACTTTTATTTTATAGCCTTATCTCGGTATTAGCTTATTGACTTATCCACTTATAGCCATAAGCAGTTCGCCCCTCTTGGTCAATTACATTATGTATTGCTTTGTAATTAACTCCAAGAGATTCCCCTGCTTCGGATATTCTATCGAACACTCTTATAATCTCTCTGGTTTTCGCATCCACTTGCGCAATTTTTCTTCCTTTTTTGCGCTTTTTATAGATGCTCAAATCTTTTATTGGAAAATCTTCTTCGTATACAAAAATATATCCATTTGCCGACTTATAGGTATTTGAAAGCACACCGGAAATAGTTGTTCTATTTGCTCCGGTAATCCTAGCCGCCTCCTGCAAACTTTTAAATTTCTGTATAAAATTTCCTTCCATATCACATTGAATAATGCTTCTCATTCCGTTAGGTTCCGGCTTTCTATAGGTTTTCGCTCCGTTTGATTCATACTCATCCTCAAACATGAACATATAGCCCTTTGTCTGCCGCCTTTTTCCTTTACAATTAAGCAGAACATCCGTATTATTAAATCCGTCAATTTCTGCATCCATTGCACTATCATAACGCTTAATGTACCGTCCGTCAAGCGTCAGCAAAACAACTGCCCTGGCGTTATGATACGGCGCGCCTTTCCCACCTTTGGTCATATTATAGCCATCTCGATAGGTGTTAAATTTTTCAATGTAATACTTTTCCAACTCACAGGCTCCATCTTCGCTTTCACACGTTTCGATGATTTCCCATGAGAAGTTGTCAAACCCGAATTCTTTAATTGCTCTATGAAAGTCGCAATCTTCTTTTTCGTAGCACCTTTGATGTTGCCACACTCTGCTATGAAAATCACAAGTTTGACCGACATAAGATTTTCCGTTTATTTTATTTGTTGCTTTGTAGATATAATATGTTCGCATTAAATCACCTCAAACATATTATACAAAAATGTTCGTGCTAAGTCAACTTAGCCTTCACCGATTTTACCCGATTTTTCATCGACATATTGCTATGCCGCGCGACACATGAAACAAAAGTTTCGTTTATCGGCTGTTCTGGCAAAGTCTCCGGTAATATTGGTTGTATGCGCAAGCACATACTGATAACGCAACATGGCTTTTTCAGCCTGTGTCATTGAGGAAACGTTTGCATCAAGTCCTTGTTTTAAAGCCCATTCCTTTAATGTTGCCTGTGTCAAGTCGATACCATAACGCCGCATAGGTGCCGTAGTACCGGAAAATACAGATTGCAGACTTTTGGCAATATCTTCTTGACTCACATCATAGAATGAAGCCATATCTCCGGCTAATTCTGTCAACCGGATAGACATTTTTGCCATTTGCCCTTGCGGAATATCAAGGGCAGTTCCCATAGCTTGGAAACGACTTGCGAACTGCTTTGCAGACAGTTCAGACATGCCAAATTTTTCAATGGATGTTTTTGCGAAATTGTTAATTAGGCTTTCATACTGCCCGAATGTCTGCCTTACAACGTTCTTAACCTCTGTCAGTGAGGATGATATGTCAATAGCGTCTCCAAGTAGCCTAAATCCGCGAAATAAAGCCCAGTACGTTGCATACACTTTTCCGATTGCTGACGCAAGAGAAAACGACTTCTTTGCTACCAAGGATGCACTTGAACTAAATCCGCTAAATGAGCTTGTGATGCTTTTTGCCGCTGTTCCTGCCGCTCCACCGGTACGCGATAATTTTGCCAATGCGTTTGTCATGTCAATAATATTCCGGCTTACGCTAGGGGCTTTTGACAATTCTGCCATAAGCTGACGCATTGCAACCGCAAGTTTTGGTATATTCTCGATAGCCTTTGTTGAGCTTGTATAACCAAGTTGCTTGATTCCTCCGGCTAATTCCGATAACCCTTGCACCGATTTTGACATACCGAAAAACGAGCTTACCGACTTTGAAATCTGTCGCATTGCTCCGGCTGCTGCATTTATCTTTCCTGTGTCAATGTTACTAAGCGTTTTGATGTTTCTTGCAAGAGTCGAGAACGACCTTGAATCAACACTCCGCATGGCACTCATTGAGTTTGACAATCGGTTTACTCCGGTTGCTAACCGGTTAATTCCGCTAGAATCTATGCTTTGCAAGGATGAAGATAGCTTTCCCAACCTTGTTATCAGTGCGTCAATCTGCCCATTAGCTTGCCTTGCCTGCGCTTGAATTTTGACCTCTAAGGTTTCTAATTCCAACAGTTACACCTCCTTTATGTAGTTTTAGAAAAAGGCGGTAGGATTTGACCCCTACCGCCCTTGAATTACTTTTTCAGTTTTCCCTTTTTCAGAAGAGAAATCATCTTTGAATTTTCCTCTGATGTAAACTTAAAATTGGAAAATCCGTTCTTTTTTGCGATTTCCGCACGATGTTCTTTCGACACATCATCTTCCCCAACCGCTTTTAATGCTTCGACTATTGAACCGGAATTTCCGGTATACTTCGGATAATACTTGGTTTTGCATTTCTTTGCGCCTTTTACAACAATAACTGTGTGCCCTTTTATGCGTGTCACAAGAATATCTCCGTTGCGAAGAATAAACCCGGCATGATAAGAACCCATATCATCAAACAAACCGGATTTCAAAATTACCGGTCGTTCATTAGATGTATTGAAATCCCCCACATCCTTGCCGGATGCATAGATAATACAAGCACGTACAAGAGAAGAACAATCGCATTCCGTCTTGACATTTGTGTTAATGCCATGTTTAATGACTCCGTAGCGTTCCGATTGGTCATAGCCGATATTTTTATTGCCAGATGCAATCTGCATAGCTTCGGCTAACTTCTCCGCAACCCTATCGTCCTTCGCCCTTAGCACGTACCATCCTTTAGAATGGTTATAAAACTTCTGTGTAGACACTTCCTGTCCGGTCTGGTCACCGGCTTTTCCGCCAGAATAACAGTTGCCGTGTTCATCGTGCCGCGCACTTCCGATAATTACTGCCATAGTAATACCTCTTTTCTTAAACTATCTTTGGCTTTGGTAAATGTGATTTCCTTGATTCAGCCGCCCATGCTTCTTCCGCTTTAAGCATTTCTCGTATCTCTGCATCGGGATCGTCCGTATTATGCTTTTCGATGGAATCATAGCAAGTTTCTTTCACGTACTTACTATTACCCTTACCGAATGTCGCGTCTATTGCGGTCACAAGTGCTGACGTTGCATATCTGCCAAACCACATATACATTTCCATATCGCGTTGCTTCCATTCTGCCTTATATGCATCCACATAAGGCTTAAGCAACTCTGGATTCATCATATCTATATCATCAACGGAAAATCCGTAGCCTTTCGTTACCATAAGGTAAAACGGACGGATTTCCGCAACGTAATATTCCCATGTTAATTCTTGGCTTTCGCTTTGGATGGGGTCTTTTTCTTCTCCTGCTCCTGCTCCTGCTCCTGTGCTTTCTCCAACGACTCCATCATCTGCGCTAAAAAACCGTTTGTCATCATTTCCCTCTGCATATCTGCGAATAAATCCATGCAGTTAATCTCGTTTGTATCAATCGCATCATAGAGAATGTCGGACACCTTCTCAAGCTGCTCATCGTAGCCTTCGTTTGTTTTGTAATCATATCCAAATTCTTCATTGTGATGCATCTGCAATCCTACAAGAAGCGTCTTAGGAAGTGTTTCAAGAAGAATATCTTCCATAGAGGAAATATCTTCCATGTCCTGTATCTTCATAATATCCTGTAAGATTTGCGCTTTTAATGATGGTCTTGTCGCAAATTGAATTGTATATTCTTTTCCACCTAATTTAACTTTCATGTTTTACCTTGCCTTTCTGTCCTATATTGGCAAGGGGCAGTGTTGCCACCGCCCCATTGTTGCTTATCTTATTGCTTCAAGTTCTGCTATCGACCGTTCATCCTCGCCTACCGGTGCGGTCGATTGCTCGTCCGATAGGCTTTTTACCCCACCACTGTTACGGTAAATGTACCATCGTTGTTATCAACGACAGTCAGCTTATCTGTAACAAGCTCTGATGCTGTACTTGGAATAACTGTTACCGTCATTTCAAGGATTTCATCGTTTCCACCTACATCGTTAGGTGTGGCTGTTGCAGTTCCTACATATGCGTACTTCGCTACACCGCCGATACCGTCCGTTCCGTACAGATGGATAATATCAAGTTTTTTATCTCCATATCCATCCACCTTTGAAAGATATTCTTTTTCAAGGTTTCCTGTGATTTCTCTTGAATCAGAAGTCTTAATGCCTTTCTCGAATGTCTGTTGATCGTCCTCCATTGTGGTTGATTCAACAGTGTTTGGTGGTGATGCAGGGCTTGGAACTGACTTAGCCGCGACCAAAAGATTGTATGTTCCTGCAAAGTCAGCCTGTTTTTCCGTGTGCTCTTTTACAATGACACGAGTTCTATAACTTGTTGATGCCATATTTTCTACTTCCTTTCTGCTTATAGCTGATCTAAATGCTCAACGTTTCCAATTACGCGAGTTGCGCGGAATGTAACCGTTCGCACTTGCTTGGAAATTGCTGGGGCTGTATCCGATACCTCAAACATTTGTTGTTTAAAAAAAGACACCGCATATGCTGCGATGTCCTTAATTGCTTTTCTTGAACCTTTGTTTGTAATTGTGATCTGAAATGTTGGGCGAATTGCATTGATTGTCTTTGCTTCATTAGTCCTTCCGGCTTCTGTGCCACCGATTTGTTTGACTAAAAGCGTCGGGAATGTTGCGGTGCCTCCCGATTCTTCATCTTGCGTCACTTTAATCCCTCTTACCTTGCTTTCCATGTACGATTTCAAAAGGGAACATAAGGTATCTTCAAAATCAAGTGCCCAACTATTTAACTCATTTTCCATCGAATACCTCCCTTGCAATCTTTACATACTGTTGAATAATCTGTTGTTCCGCATTATACATAGGCATTGTGGCTTTGATACCGTGGGTATAACGCCATGTTTCTGTCTTATCGTCCCAATAGTACCAACCATCTTCAAAAGCGTGTATTTGCCCCGGATATGTGCCGACACCGAATCCAAGTTCCGGTGCTTTCGGGTTCTCTTTGGAGTTATAAAAAATACCAGCTCCAAACTCTACCGCCAACAAAGTATAGAACGGTTCTCTATCTTCTGACGTTACTGTTTTTCCGGTTGCAATCAGAATTGCGTTCGAGGTCATTAACTGTGGTGCTTTATCTACCCTTACCGTTATCGTGTTCCCTATTGGAGATTTCGATATTTGTTTTATTGCCACTGTCTGACCCTCCTGTGCAAGCCTAGAAACAAGTAAATCGCATTTAGCTTGTAAACTATCGCGGTAATGTTCTAATTCCTTTATGGCGGCTTGTATGGACTTAGTGGATAGTGTCATTGAGATAGTTTTCTTTGCCATGCGATCACCTACTTAATATTTTTCCGAAGCAAAAACAAATCCGTGGTCAGTCCTTCATCTGCAACGCCTTTTACGATGTAATCTGCGGTTTCTGAATCCACAAGTCCATCATCAGTGCGTTTGACTTCCGAACGTTTCCACACCACATCACCGGCTTTCAGTGGCAAATATCCTTTATCCGTGACAAGCTGACAGTATGATGTACTGTCATCAATTCCAAATTCTTTCACAAGTGCTTCTGACAACTTATTGCTGATGTTGGCTTTGAATGTCGTAGGTTCTGAAAACCCTTCAACTTCCTCGCCTTTTGGAATCTTGTTGCCTTCGGAATCTAAATAAGGTACAAAGTTCCCATCGGAATCCTTGTACCCTTCATAGACAATATCTCCATTTTCGTCAGTTTGTGGGATAAATACCCTCTGACCGGATTGCGAATACTTCATTTCCTGCTTGTTAATGTCAAGCATTGGTGTTTTCCTCCGGGATTCCGGCAACACTCGTCAGAAGCGATAACACTCCGGCAAGAACTGATGCGGAAAGAACATATTTCCAATCCACCGCGCCCATAAATGCCGCCGTTCCAATTCCGGCAATCGCCGCCTGCGCAACAGTCTTGATTGCTCGGATTCCGGCTTTCTTAGTCCAATCTTTCCAATTCCTCATGGCTTTTATCTCCTTTTCCTATATGGATTTCTTCAATCTCATGTTTCATTTTCGTTATCATACCATTTCCACCTAACGCATGGTACGCATCATACATCTCACAAAAATTCTGATAGGCATATGACGGTATTTCTCCAAGTTTGGTGTATTTTGCATGGTATTCGATAAGCTGGACGCGCAAAAGAAGCATTGTTCCTTTGCTGTTCGCATCCCTGCTTTTCTTTTGTTGTTTAAGAAGCCAAACTATATATCCAAGCACTATCGGAAGTGCCACAAGATAAGTTTGAATCAAAATACTTTTCATTTGAATCTCCTTTATTGGCACACCGCCCACCACCGCTTAATGTGCGCCGCCTGCAACCATAATGGTCACGCTCAATCTTCTTTAATTTACAAACGGAAATACTCCGACAAAAAGGCTTTCAGGGTTTCTCCATGTCCGGTTCACACCGTTTTCGGATAGACTTGCCATGTATGCTTCGCCTGCCTGCGACCGATTATATACAGCCAAATCAACCATAATGTCTTCATAGTTCTTAACATCACTGTCAATCCGTTCTTGTGTGTATGTTTTAGGGTAGTTCCGTCTTCTGATAATCTCTTTTCTTGCCTGCTCTAAAAGCTGTTCAATCAAAGGGTTACATTCTTTTTCATCAAACACAACTTTATCGGACTTTTCCCCGGTCGCTTCGTCCTCTACCTCTTCTATATGAAATTGTTTTAAACGAATTTTTACTTGTTCGACAAGTGTGTATGACATAAGCGATCTCCTCCTACAACTTTACACCTTCCATAACTGCTCTTGCTTCAAGGACTGCAATATAGTCAGTCATTGCCTTAATCTGCATATTGTAAGTGCTTCTAGGACATGTAGGTTCAAAATCAAGTTTTCCAGCATCCCACTTTTCAAGCATAGCCTTTAATTTCTCATAGCGAATAACAACCTGCTGATATTCCGCTCTAAAACGCTCCTTATAATCGGAACTATTCATCATTTCAACTGTATCTTTTAATTCCATGAAACTAACCTCCTACAGATTAAATTTTGCAATCAGAATTTCTTTCAGTTCCGCTCCACTTGTCGCTTGTGCGTTTTCAATTCCCTGCTCCGCGGCAAGTTTCTGCAAGTCTGCGGTACTCATTCTGTTGATTTCGGTCTTTGTATACCCAACGGAAGATACCGGAGAATTACTCTCCGGCACCTCTTCTCCTGCGTTATACCATTTACCATTATGAATCACTATATATGGATATTTCATAGTTGCACCCCCTACTCTTCGCTATGAACCTCATATACGAATGTGCTATCCATATTCTCGTATGATGGAAGTACAACCTCGGATGCGAATGTTGACATCTTCATAGGTGGTCCATACTCTGTCTTTGTAGCGACTGTAATACCTACACCATATGTTGTTACATCAACATCAGCTACCTGTCTTGCAGTTCTTTCTTCCGGTGTAGTGCCAAACCAAGTGCTGCCAAGGCTGCCTTCTGGAAGAAGTGTAACCTTGTTATCCGGGTAGAAGTACTGTTCTTTGCCATCATCATCAATGTACATCTTATCGTAAAGTACGATAGTGAGCTTCGCCCTCTTCTGTACCACCGAAATAACAGTATCATCGTCAACCTCAATAGTTGCTGTAAGGTTCTGTGCAAGAATTGAGTTTCTTATTTGTGCATTGTCAAGCAGATATTGGAATGTATTGCTGTTCATAAGTGCGTATCTAGCAATCTTACCCTGCTTCTGTAACTTCTTTCTTGCATTGTTAAGGTCTGTAAGTGGCTTTGAATTAGCTGTATCGCTCCACATGCTTGTGCCGGATAACTTTGCGTAATGGTCTTTTGCGTATGAGCCATCCTTATCGTAATCATAAGCGTACTGAACGCCATCACTTACAATAGCAATTACCGGATGACCTGCATTTGTAGAAAGAAGTGACATTCTCATACGCTCCGGTACAACTTCTGCACCGCTTACAAGGTTGTTAGTATCGTCATATACGCTTGATAAAGCACTTGCAAGGTAAGGGTCGTCTTCTGATTGAATACGCTCGATTTCAATCATTTCCTCTTCACCAACTGTCATTCCCTCGCGGAAAAATGCCATCTGTGTTTTTTCCTTACTTAATCCGCCTCTAGCTCTAAGAGTTGGGATTGTGTCAAAATTAGATGGCGCAAGTGAAACCGGCAAACCCTTGTGTGTCTTAATCCAACTTAAATCAAGTCCCTGCTTCTTTCTTTCTGGAAACCACTGTAAACCAAGATAAGGTATCTGATTACTAGCGTTTTCTGTTGCCGATAATGCAATAGACTTACTGTCTAATACTTCATTAATTAACATCTATTTACCTCCTGTTATTATTCAAATACAATCATTGGAAGAGCTGTTTTAACTGCTGCGTCATATGTAACGCCGGAATTTGCTTCTGCTACTTTCGTGTTAAGGTATGCTTTCTTGAGCAGTACTCCTTGTGGTCTGTCCTCTGTTACATCAAATCTCAAAATGCCCACTACTGTAGCTGTATTGTCAGCCTTGCCATTTGCTCCGATTGGAGTACCTGCTTTGACAATCCTCTTGCCCTGTGCGTTTTTAGTTGTTACGCCATCAAAATCAAGTGTTAATGGGATTGCTTCATTAGGCTCTCTCTTTAAAATCTGAACATCTCCTGCGTATAAAGTTTTTTCATACTGCATATTCATTTCCTTTGCCATTTTTTACCTCCTGTTATTGTTGAATGTAATGTGATAAAACGTCATTGCTCTTAGGTGCATTAGATATAAGGCTTTCTGCTATCTTTTCAGCATTTGTCTTATTATCTGCACCGGCTTTATTACCGCCAGCCGCGCCACCGCCCGGATTCGTACTGCCTTTTGCAATCTCCTGCTCCTTGGCTTGTGCTGCGGCGGTCTCTTTTTCAGAGATAATCTTTCCAAGAACGTCATAATCAAAACTGCCATCGTCTTTTACGATTTGTGTTGCCTGCTCTGCGGTAACATTAAATTTAGATGCGGCATTGGCTCTCTGCGTGGCTATTGCCTGCGCTTTTTCAAGTTCCGCGATTCTCGCATTGGCTTTTTCAAGGTTCTTATTTGCCTGCTCGACTTCCGTGAGCTTTCCCTGTTCGATATCATCGAGTTGCTTCTGCAACTCTTCAGCTTTGTCAGCCTTTGCCTTGTACTCGTCAACCTTTGCTTTGGCTTTCTGTACGGAACTTCCGTAATCTGCCATGATCTTGTCCGCGTTTTCCTCACTTAATCCCATAGCAATCAGATCTTCTCTCTTCATTCATTACCTCCGATATGTCATACGAATTTTTATACGGTGCAACGACACCGAACGACATTGTTGATTTTTACGCTCACAACTTTGCGAATTTTTATAAAATAAAAACAGCCACCGATTACTCGGTGACCGTCTTATCTTTGTTTGTCTGGCTCTGTGTGCCATCTGTATTCATTTTATTTATCAATTCTTGTGCTTTCTGTTCTTGCGCTTCCACATCATCAATCGTTTTCCACAGATTATCCAAGTATGGCTTTGACAACAGGAATGTCTTTTCCGCATCTCCCCAAAGTCCAACAGACTTAATTGCTACAAGTGGATGAATACCAGCTTGTAAAAGTTGATATAATGTCTGTGACTTTGTGTACATATTGTCTTGCGGGCTATGGTTAATCTGAACATCAAAGTCGCGCAAACTCAATCCCAAATCGTGATCCTGTATACGAATTACATTCAAAACAACTTTCGCAAGTCTTTTTTCAGCCGACTTTACAATTGGGTCTTTCAGTTTGGCTCTCGACTTTGAGAAGTCCCATCCGTTTCTAAGCTCAACGGCCCCCTGTGTATCTCCACCGGAATTATTGTTGTTCTTATTTGGTATGGCAAGAATGGACTGTGCATTATCCCACAAATCATCCTTTGCAACCTGGCACTCTGTCTGGTTCAGCTCTTGTGTCATAATGTCAACATCTGATTTATTCTGCTCATTGTTGGATTTTACGGTCAGCGCATGGGAAATCTTCATTTTTTCAAAGGTTTCCGGGTCAATGTCGCAATTTACAAACTTTATCCAAAACTGAACAAACTGCTCAACGCCATCCATTCGGTTTGACTGCATTGTATTGATTGCATCCATTAGTCCGATTACAAGCTCAATATCAGAAATGCGCTCATGGTTGTTCGGAAACTCAACAATCGGGATTCCGCCAAAGCCATGCAGTTTCCAATCTCGAACCTCTCCGTTCACTATTTTGCACTCGTGAGAGTCCGTGTAGCAGAGTTTATACATCTGTCCATCGGCATCCTTAAGCTCTTGGATTGCTAAAAGTGGTTCTTCTGTGGATTGGTTATAAATAACAAATGTATTCATTGGTGTTGGTGCGACAATTCTAAATGGTATATCTCCATTTGTAATCTGTACCGCTTTAAATGAAGTTCCGGTTGCTGATTGCCACTCTCCTGCCTTAATGTCCTTTTCTTGCTTATTAGCATCGGTCAGATAATCGTTAAATTCATCAACCGCATTGTTTATACGGTCATCGTCTTTCCTACTGATAAGCTGAATTGGCTCACCGTAAGTCTGACCAACCTTGAATTGAACAATCTCATAGGCATGGTTTTCAGATACCTTATTGGTTATATCCGCATTCTGTACCTTTGTTCGGTACAATACAGGCTGATCGCCCTTGTAGTAGTTCCACAGATACCGAATGACCGTCTTGTTGAAATAAAATGCACCAATGCAGTTTCCGATAACATTTACGATATTGTCTGCCGTAATCTGTTCTACGTTAGCATATGCAATTTTTCTTCCATATCTGCCTTTTACAAGGTCATGAAAATACTGTGTATTCATATAAATAAAACTCCACTACTGCAAGCGCGTTTTGGTATTGGCTTTGTTTCAATTTTGCCTGTTGCCACGCGATAAATCACAATATGATTGCATTTTTTACATTTACACGGATGATCTATCGTAGATCTCCCATCATAATGTCCGGCAATTCTTCCACAATCCGGGCAATATATAGTTACTTTTTTCATAGCAACCTCTTTCTTGTAAATAAAAAACACCGCCATTTCTGACAGTGCTTTTTACGGGTTATATGCTTTTGGGGTTGTAGGATTTTGTTTTTTCTACTCTTTTAGTATACCATGCAAGTTTTAGGAAATGTTGTGAAAGAGTGTGAACTATTGTGTACTTTTATGCACTCTTTTCAGAGTAAAGCTGTCCATAACGTCTTTCAAACTCCTGCAATGCTCTTTTTCTAAGTTTCATAATGTTCCTGTAGGAATATTTCATCTCAACGGAAATCAAGTTCCAATCTTTCCCATTGACATAATGCGATGAAAGCACGATATATACATCTGTATTATCCATACTGTCAATTTGCGATATGATAATCCGTCTTTTATCAACCAATTCATCTACAAGCGTCTGGATTTCATTCTGCAGATCAACAATCTTTGATACCGCGCTCCCCATTTTGTCGAGGTTGCCGGATGATTGCACATCCACCTCTTTCGGGGATATGGATATAGATGTTGCCATATCGGATAGCCTTTTGATTTCTTCCAGCTTATTTGCAATCGCATGGTCGATTCTACTTATCTGTGAAAGATATTTGTCTGTTGTCATATCCTAATACCTCCTAAATGGGTTTACTGCCGCTTCTACCTTTGCGGTATTGTTTGGGTTCTCTATAAACATTTCAAGCTGGGTTAAACCGTCTGCGGCATCGTCGTGTTCATTACCGCCAATACTTACAAACATAGAAAGTTCATCCATCGCCGCTTGATATTCGTCATTTCTGTAATATCTTGTTACTCCAAGATCTGAATCTTTCTTCATTTGTTCCTGCGTCGGTCGGTGCGTATCAAGAAATATGAATTTTCTCTTAACATCCCCGGAATATGCTATGATCTTCGATAACTTTTCAACCTTATTTGGTGCTTTTCTACTTGTGCATGAGCATTTATAGTCCTGTTCCTGCAACTTTTCATCTACATATTGGCAATACAGATCTCCTCCGGTATTTCCCTCAAATCTTGTCTGCCGAATCTCATTCCCGATAATTCGTCCAACAACAAGAGGGATTGTTACCTCTTTCGTGCCTTTGTTGAATACCCAATCGTAAATATAGACATCACCGTTTTCATATTCTGCCCCTATCGGCATTGACAAGCTATCGCCGCCGCCCCAGGCGACATCCACAACTCCGATGCGCCGAAAATCTCCATCCGGAAGTATTCCGTTAAATAATCTTAAATCGGTATAAAGCAATCCCTCGCGGACATATGGTTGCTGCATAAACTTAGCCATCCATTCGGCATTGTCAAGCTTATCGCGCATATCCCGATAGTATTCCGTGGAAAATCCGTTGATTTCATACGCAAAATTGCTTTCGTCATTTTCATTAAGTGCCGGGATCTTGCGAAATCGGTATTGTGGATCATGCTCATATTGCTTTCTCATTCGCTCCAATGGATCTAAAACATTCCAAAGGGTACCAACCATCAATTCCCTTGCACCGTCATTTTTACGGTCAACCATCTTGTTTAGGTACTCTTGGTATGTGTTTTCCATTCGAGTAGGACTTAATGAGTGCTCACGATCACGAACCAAGTCATCGACATACAAATATCCGTCTTTTGAAACATCGACTGCTCCTGTCCACGTTCCGTCAATACCACGGCACGTTACGGTTGCAAATCTGTCCGGATCTCCAAGCGTAATCGTAAATTCGTCCGCGCTCTTGTCTGTCGGAAGTGTTGCGTTTGCATATTCCGGATGCCAATAAGCAAAAAGTTCCGCAAATGTATATTCTTCCGTGGTAAAAAGATTCATCAGTTCTTTGTAAAATCCTTTTGCCAAAATACCGGAGTGACCACCCATAGCACTATGGCTGTTCGGTCTGCGCAAAGCCACCCACGCAAGGAAGAAAATACAGATAGTCGATTTACCGACACGCGATGGCATTGACAATCCGTAAAATTTAATCTTCCGGTTTTCCAAATCTTCAAGATCTTGAGCGACTATATTCAGCGTCTTGCGGCGCGGATAATAAAACCGTTTACTCCAATTTCTTTTGCGCTCCATAAAGTAGATGAAGCTCTCGAAGCGATAAAAGCTCTCTAACCGCAAGACTTCATAGAACTGATCCACAAGTTTGTATCCGCCTTTAATGTCGTGATTCTGCGCATATCGTTCAAGTTCCCATATGCTACCACCCGCGTTTTTCTGCGTATATTCGTTGATTAAATCCTTTGTTCTTTCGGTTATAGTCAATCCGTAGTCAACGTCTTTTTCCGTCCGAATTGCCACATTGCACGCTTTCAAAAGGGCATCTATTACCTGTTCATCAACGCCTTTTCTCTGTATGTAATTTTCATATCCATTTACCGCATTGATTAACTGCTTTGAAGCCAAATAAAAAGCACCTCCGCAAAAGCAGAAGTGCCTTGACCTCTGCCTATAACTGTTTTAGGGTAGCGACTAACTCCATTTGTTAGCCGGTAATATGCGTAGTCAGTAGTAAAAGCTATTCTTAGCACACCAATATTGTACGCACCTCTTAGTGTTTTGGAAATTATTTAAAGATTATTTTCTTGGTCTGAATTGTTTGATTATAATTTTTGAACATGTTTTCTTCATTTCCAATGCACCTTAAACCCTTTCTTTTTATACTCCTCTACGGCTTTCTTAAGGCTCATATCGTCCTCATACTTTTCATTCAGCATAATCACCACATTGCCTTTTTCAATGCCGTATATGTTGCAATTTGCAAGTTTCTTAGCCGTTCCAATGATAGCCTTTGCCTGCTTGCGGCTCATTTCATAGGTTTTGGTTCCCATATTAACAATCATTCTTCATAAACTCCTCAAAATCTTCCATACACTTATAGCACAAGTCGTATGTGGTATTTAAAGTGCCATTCCTTGTAATGGAATTTCCGCAAAGTATTCCTTTTTTAATTTCCGCACCACAACGATCACAAGTACACCATTCTTTTTGATGTTTCATATAAACCACCCTCACTTATCACATTCGATTATTCCCGGAATGAATGTTCTTTCACCTCTACAAGCATCTTCAAAAGTCGTAATTTCTATTGAACATCCGCAACTAACCGGGTCTAATGGACAATTTTCATGGTTAATACATGTGCATAAAATTTCTTTTTTCTGCTTCATCATTCCGCCACCTTTCAAGCCAACCCTAGCATACATAAAATATCAAGTTCCGATATTTCTCTTGCTCCCTCTCTTGTGTGCGTAATAATTTCTTCCATCGAGCATTTTTCCATATCGTTACACTTACTCTTATCAAAATTTCTCGAAAAACAGTAATGTAGACAATACCCATATCCGACTCCAAGTAGAGTACCATGAATACTTTTACAGACAACATTGTAATTTTCTGTTTTTAAAATATCATGTTCTCCATCTAAGAAACATTCTTTTCCGTTGTTGTCCATCTTCTTTTTGAGATATTCAAGAAAAATTCTTATGTCTTTTTCTGAATCGGAAATATACAAAATAGAATCCTTCTCTCTGTCATCAATTATTTGTTTCGATTCATTGCCACAAAATTCACACATATCACACCAACTTTCTACCGCAGATAGGACAAAAATTAATTTTTACGGCTCCTGCAACCTCTTTTCCATCGCTATTATCGAAAATCATGTTATTTTCAGCTCCAAAAAGGACTAAATTTCCTTTACCATCAATGATTTTCTTTTTATTCCGACAAAAATCACACATTCTTACGCCCCCAATCATAGCAAAAATCGGAATCCTCGTGAGATTCCGTGTCTTTCGTTTGATATAAATATTCCATAATGTTTTTATCATACTCACACGCCATTTTGCTTAAATAAATAGCGGCACAGGGAATCGAACCCTGTCAGCCAAAACCATGCCAACCGCTTTCAAATCTGCAATTTCTAATCACGGAAGGGTTTTCTGTTTCCAATAATACCGCTACCATCCATAAGTCTCCCATCGACCGGAACTATTGCAGTAGTACCCGACTAAGTGGAGATAAAGACGAGCACGCCCGGAAAGCATCGAACTTTCGTTAGAGGTTTTGGAGACCTCTTTCTGGCCAACAGACAGACGTAAGTTAGCGCAGTGTGTAGGATTCGAACCTACAAGGCGAATAATCGCCCGACCGGATAGCAACCGGCTCCAATTCCATTATGGGAACACTGCAAAATAAACATGATTAAGGTTTCCCTTTATTCATCACAGATACAGTCATATTCAGCCACCGTGGAGATAAGTCTGAGCTTCCGGGCGCGACCCTTTGCTTCTTACCTCTGTCAAGCACGAATGGGATTGATACCCACAAATTTCACGGTTCGTTCAGAATATTTTGGTTAAGCAAACCTTACTTATTTGTTTCTGCCATACCGCTACTTTAACGAATTTCTTGTGTTATACTCCGGCTTCCCGGATTCAAGGCAAACTGACTTAATGAGTTTTCCGCATATAGTCCGTGGTCTCTCACACCACACACATCAACGGATTATTCTTGCACAGCAAGCGTCTATTATTCGTCAGCCACAAGGATTCTGCCTTTGACTTCTCTATGACGATACACCACACAGAATTGTTGATAGTTTCTATCTTCTTGCTTAAAATCACTTTCAAGCAAAAGCTGTCAGCCAATCCAATATCTCGAATTAGAACAACTCATTGCCATGTGTCTCGGCAGGATTGAAAAATCCATCTGCACCGAGGTAATCATGTTTAAATGGGGAAGATAGGAATTGAACCTCCAATGTTTACCACTCGGGAACTGATTTACAGTCAGCCGCAACACCGCCAATCGTTGCCGCTTCCCCAGAACCGCCATAAGACGGTTAGCAATCATATTTTTCGTGCCATGCGTTGCACTATCCTGTGTGATATCACAGAAAATAGGCTGGTGAGGATTTGCACCTCACATAACAACGACTTTCCACAACAGGTAACACCCTTAACAGGTTCCTTCATTGCCTTGTTGATTCAATGACTTGTTCCTAACCAAAGTGTGGTTGTCTTATGCTTAAGCGTCTACCTTTTCCGCCACTGCCTAACATATTTGGGAAATTACATTTTGGGCAGCTCAGGCACCGTGGGATAGATGCCCGAACTACCAATAGGCTGCTGCATGGATCGCTCTTCAACGAAATAACAAGTAGGATTCCCACTTAACCATACAGGCTTACACAGCCGCGCTTCGCGGCAAATACCACCGGACGGTCTCGCACCGCCCTTAACAGAATCGTCCTAGTGGCGAAAGGAGGAACCCAAATGCTTGAATCACTCAACCAAGGGTTCAAGTACATATGAAAAACATACGTGGCTACATGAAACGTCAACATGCAACCGATTAGGCTACCGGGATTCGAACCCGGAATGCAGGAATCAAAATCCTGTGCCTTACCGTTTGGCGATAGCCCAATGTTGTTCCGTCCGCAAACATAATTCAAAGCCTAACGCCGATAGATCAATTATTCAGCCGGGAACTATCGCTTGCGGACTTAAGCTATACCGGATGCTCCGATTTGTCGATCTGGTGCTCGGCGTCACTGTCCAGATTGAGCAAATCTCCGATGGTCTCCGGTTCCTTTGATTTTTTATATGTATTCTTTCGACCACGCTCAAAATTGGCGGCAGAAAGTAAATACCAAATATTGGATCATAAATTGTCATATTGTTATCTCCAAATGACCATAATATTCATTGCAAAAATCGAATATGAAAGCAAATACCCCATTGCGTTTGAATTGTCTTTTTGTTTTACCCGTCCTCCCATAAGTCCCAGTATTACGAGGGCATCTATCGCCGTAGCGATTATATTTAAAATCATATCAATATCTCCCCATCCTCAAAGCTGTGTTCCTGTTTGAATCGTTCCATTTCATTTACGCTCATACCGAAGATCCCGGCAGATGAATCAGAGTCCGTATGTTCGAAATACTCGCCCTGCTGTGGAAACATAAACCGGAACATAGCGTAATTTGCAACGTCACACAGATATTCAAGGTTTCCGGTCTCTTCAAACTTGGCAAGGCACATTTTCAAACTTTCGATTGCATCCACATTCCCGTTTGCAAAATTCATTCTTGCCGGTCCGTATTTGTAATACGACTGTTCAATCAAACCTTTGCGCTTTTCATCAAAAGCTGTGGAATACTCGGTTTTCATCAACTCATTGCTGCAGCTTGCCATTACACATCACCATCCGCTCTGTGGTTTGCTCTTTCAATGTCAAAGCCTTCCGGGTAACGTACCTTAAGTTTGTCTACATTCATCTGCATGATCTCATCCAAGCTCCAGCCGAAGGATTCGCAAAGCATTGCAAGATACCAACAAATATCTCCAGCTTCTTTCTTTGCGTGGTCAATATCAAGCTGTTTCTCGTGGAAAATCCACTTTTTAATCATGTCGTTGAACTCTCCAACCTCACCGGATAACCCAAGGCAAGCATTAAAGATACCGCCAAAATCAAGATGCCGTTCATCTTCTGCGATCAAATTTTGCTGTAGCAGATATTTCATATCGCACGTTAAAATATTTTCAAGCATTCTGTCTGTTGCTTTGCGATCGTTTGTCCGCATGGCTAATTTCTGATACTCGTTTCCTGTCATATATCATTCTCCTGTCCGAAACACTCTTTTTTGTTTTTAAAAAATTTTTGGAAATTTAGTTGCGAATCGCAACGTGAAAGTGAATTGTTATAAATTTATTATATCCTATTTACGGTGAAAGTCAATGGGCGTGTTGTAAGTGGCTTTTTATTGCTATCGGTAAAGCACTATTGCGCTATAACCTTTCTTACAGCCATTGAATACGTGTGTAGAATATTTAACATCTACTATCTCGTAAGACTCGGATAGAGCCTTTATCATTCTATTTACCTCTTCTTGAAATTCTTCTGAGTCTGTAGAATCTATTGGCTCTGTAATTTTCATTGGATTCATGTATGCTCCTTTGCTTGAATAAGGCTTTTTGTTTTTTGAGGTATTTAAGGGACTTAGTAGCCGCCCGGTGGTCTTTCTGTCAGACCCCCTCCACATCCTTTTCTTGCAAACATGGAAATATAAAATATTTTCCGTTTCGTTTTGTTGTCATTGTGCGAAAATCAAATTGTTTTAATACAATTCATGTCATACCCTTGCAACTATTCGCAAAACCTAACTTTTCCGAATAGTTTACGAACAGTAGAAACGCTACAACCATTGATATTACTGCATTTGTGAATTGTAGAATAATCACGCACAATTTAAGCTGTATTATTTGCCGCTGCATCCGTAAATTGTGTATCAATTGCGTGCAATTCTTGGCTCTTTTTCTCGTCCAGTCTTGGCAACTCCTGCGCTGTAATTGCCCTTCTTTGTGTGGCATTATCTCCGATTCCCGGCTGATTCATGCCGAACTCGTTATTCCCCACAAACATAGTGCCTACAGGGCTGTTGGAGTCGTACGCACGATCAAGGATGCAATCCTTACGAGATCGTTGCAATTTTTGCCAAATCTTAAAAGCCACCGAACCTGATTCCTCGTCTTTCCAAAGGTCAAACGTTGTAGTGGGTATATTACAAAAATAACTAAATGCTACTGTACTCACCAACTTACTGTAAACATTGGATATATATATATAATAATCACAAAGTTTATATAATACCTCTCTGTCGTATCTGTTACAGTTAGTCGGTATAGTTCCGTTGTTAAGAGGACTTAGACTCTTGTCTTTTAAGACTTTCGTATCTGGGAATAGATGCATACCAACATACTGCATAACAGCTTTCCACTGTCTCTGTCCAGCTTTTAAAAGATCGTCAATGTGAAATTCTATACATGCCTGATCTATCAAGTCTTGTACTGTTGATGTATATATTTGCACTGTACCCAAATCCACTATAAGGCTTGTAAGATCTACACTCTCTATATCCTGCATATATTTCACACCTCCAATTCTGTTTATCTCTCTGCTTTTGGTATACACTATTTCCGTGGTTAAAGTCAAGCCTTAATTTTTTACGGTGGTATTATATACTTACGCCGCGCGCGTATGCGGATATACACTTACTATAAACCTATAGGCTTTAAATACAGTGTATTATTATTAATTTAAAAGATTAAGAAAAAGAGAGAGAAAGAGAAACATAGTTCTGAAAAAGCGACGTCAGACGATTGTGTCGTGTTATGTCAGACGATTGTCAGACGATTTTTACCAAAAACTGATACTATTCTATCATTTTTGAACTTATCAAAGACCTAACACAGCTAGCCTTGTTTATAAAAATTTAAGAAAAGTTTTATAGTTTGTTTGCAGTTTTTCGGAGATTTTGTAAGAAATGCCCGGATACGTTGTTGATTTTGGACATGACAAAAAGAAAAGGCAGCCGGAAAAGCTACCCTTTGTTTGAAAATATTCAATTACGTTCTTATTGCTTCTGAACCAGCTCGCAAACCAATGCGTCAGCCCTCTTCGCTATATTCGTCGTTTATGCATTCCTCAACTTCTTTAGCTGTAAGCATTCCTCCATAGCAAATGGCCATACAATTAAAATCCGTGCCGCATATTATTTCTCTTGCTCTCTCGCTCAAATCTAAACTATCCAGATAATCGGCTGTCATTTGATTAAGCTTTTTTAAATCGTCGCCCCCGCGTTTCGTGATTTCGTTTATCTCATTTCTTGTGTATTCTGTGTATTCTTTCATAATGGTTCCTTCCTTTCTTGGCTTTCGCCTTTGCTTATTCCTTTGATCTGATTACATTATATATAATTAGTGCTTAATTGTCAATACTTAATTAGTGCTTAATTTATTATTTTTTCATTCTATCCATTTTATCGAGCTCCGCAAGAATTAACTCCCTAGCAAATGCGCTTGTTTTTAGTCCGTATGAGTTGATTCTCTCTATTGTTCCAAGTGGCAATATAATGTTTATTCTATCTTTATTGCTCATGCATTTCTTTACCGCTTGCCTGTTCTTTTCCGCTTTTGTGTTTTCGTCCATCTTTCTGCACCTCCGTATTTTTTCTTACATTATATATAGTTAGTGCTTAATTGTCAACACTTAATTAGTGCTTAATAATAATACACAATTTCTGATATAATATTAGTGCTTAATTTTGTATATTTTGTCAATATACATTAGTGCCTAATTTCTGTATAATACAAGTATCAAATGAAGCACAGAAAATAAAAAGGCGGTCACTCCTACCAAGAACGAACCGCCACCAATCAAAAAGAAAGGTAGCTATATTATAGCACAGGTAAAAAGAAATGAGAAGAACAAACAGCAAAGAAGCAATGGAAGCAATTAAAAACGCAATCATGGAGAGCTACGAAGCAGCAGAGGAATATTACACATATGACAACAAGGAAGCAAAGACAGACTACAACGACATGTGCAAAGACATTTTAACGGCTTTTGAGAACGAGAAAGTTAAATATGATTGTCAGTATAGAGCCGGAAGAATTAGTAAATATTCTTTGTTTTGCGACTGGATGGCAGGACTTCCTACAGCTTTCCCTATTTCTGATGATATTTTTCTTGGCTCTGCCGTTGATTGGCTTGCTGATATTTTAGACGAGACAGAAGAGGAAAAAGGCAGATATACAGAGGATAAGGCAGAAGCGACAGCATGTAATCTGCTTTACAGAGAGCTTACAAAACACGCTGCAAAAGCAAAATAATTAATTAGCAAGGTTGGCGCTTCCGGGGTTCGATTCCCCGGCTTGCTTTTACCGGGAAACTGGAAAAATTTGAATATGGAGGACTTGAAAATGGGAAAAACAAATATTGATATGTGGTATGGTGACAAGCCGGAACAGGTGACAGGATTAGACATATATTTTAATGATTTAGGCGGGTTTTATTCCGGAAATCTTCGCATTTTCGGGAAAATTGTTGGTGATTATTACGCCGACAGCGTACAAGACATAGAAAAAGCCTTTCCGCACCTTGCGAAAAATATTGAAAACTGTTTGAATTAGCCGCCGCAGAGGATGCCCGCCGGATCACTACCGGCGGCGGTTTTTACTCAAAAATGAGCAAATAAAAGGAAAGAGGTATAAGAAATGGAAGAAAGATATATTTTGCACACGGGAAAAGGTGTGCAGATCGTAACAGAATCGCAAGCAATTAACAACGCGCTAGATCAAGAAAAAAGCGGCGTTATTCCGCGTTACTCATTCCGGGATTATAAGACCGGGGAAAAACTTACACCGCCCGGATGGCTTGTATTCTCAACTTTTGCGGACGGTTGCGGCGTTGTGTACCGCAGATCTGACGGAAAAATGATTATAACAACAGGATTCCAAGGGGATTTTGTTGTAATTTAAGGCGGTACTCTTCCGCCCTATTTCGCGTGTTTGGTGCATCCGTTCCGGTTCGATTCCGGGAGCGCGGACTACATGGAAATCGGTTTCCATGCGCAAATTGACAAATAAACACAACATGAGGAGGTGTGAAAGATGGGAAAATATGAGTATATCGGAAAAAGGGAAATCATGCGCCGGGTGTCTGCTCTTGGCTATCTGGAAATATCCGGCAAAACGTGCGGCTACTCGAAGTTTGAAGGCGTGGAATGGGTGGAATCTGCAAAAATCAAAATAACCGCCCAACGTGGCGGCGACTGGTTACAGATCACGCAAAGGCCGGAAAACATAACACACACTTACAGCCGGTACGATGGGAAAAGCTATCTTGACAAGTGGTAAAATGCGGTCTATGCTAGATTATAACTATAGCCGGGCAAGCGTCTTTTGGCGTTTGCCTGTGATCGGCAATATCATCAAATATCATCAATGAATTATCTATATATGGCATAACATATAGTGTATTTGTGTTATTTGCGGAATTCCGAAGATAATTGCACGTTTGTTACACGTTTTTGGAAAACCGCGAAAATGGAATCTTGACCCCAAAAACGCTACCCCAGGGGGGTACAAAAAAATTACGAAATATTTTTTGGGGCGCTGGAAAAATTTTCTTTCATCAAAAACCCGCCAGTTAGGCGGGTTTTCTTATTTCTTCTCTTTCATTACAATTTCTAAATCAAGCCCCAATGCATCCGCAATCTGCCGCATTTCCTTTTCTGAAAAGTTGTCACGTTTCATTTTTTGCGAAAGATTTTGTGAGCTGGTGTCAATAAGTCTTGCTAGATCGGTCACTCTTAATTCCTTTTCAATAAGCGTATGTTTTACGATTTTTGCAAACAATGTACCGCCTCCTCTCTCTTGACGTGTTTCAATAATATCATAAATAAATTTATTATTCAATTATTTAATTACAAACAATACTTGACAATCACAAAATAAACCGTATAATGTAATTAAAGAGTTACAACAGTAATTGATAAGTTACAGAAAGGGGGCACAAATATGGCACAAATAGAACAAACCATCACTACTTTAGAGATTGCAGAAATGATGGAAATGCGTCACGACAGAGTTTTAAGAAAATTGGAAGGACAAGATGTAAGGGGAAAACATACTGCAGGAATCATTGAAATTTTGACTCACCACAATTTAGGTGCGAGTGATTATTTCATTCCGTCTACCTACAAAGATGAATCCGGAAAAGAAAACAAGTGCTACAAAGTAACCAAGTTAGGATGTGATTTTCTTGCGAACAAATTCAACGGAGAAAAAGGCATCGTATTTACTGCCCGATACGTGAAACGTTTTACCGACATGGAGAAAGCCATAAAGAAACCACAGGCGGTATTGCCGAAAAATGATGACCTATTTGCAGATTGTTACATTTCAAAACAGCAATTGGACGCATCACGCGGAGCGTGGTTCAGAAAAAATAATTGGAAATTAAAAATTATCATGGAACAGTTTGGGTGGACGAGAAAATTTTTATATCACAAGATTCTCGTGGAGCTATCTGACATTTACGACTTAGAACTTGAAGAAAAGTTCTATGTGCAGAGGTTTGGCTATAGGCCAGAGTACAAATTGGATTTGTTGGATGGCAGTAAAAGCCTTGCCAGACTTGCGACAGGATATATCAACTATTTATTAACAGAAGAAGGAGACTACTAAAATGGATGAATTTATCAAAATTGTATGTTCAAGTCAGCTTGACAATGAAACCGGAAATGCCTTTGTTGAATACTTCTCGCCCTTAACAGAGAAGCTAAAAGGGCTATTAAGTGAAAATTTATATTCAGAGTTCGAGGAACTGCTTTTTAGTTGCTGTGCAAAGAATAATGATTTTTACATGACGGAAGGTGCGAAACTCGCTATAGAAATAATGAAAGGTTCTTACATTCCGAAAGTCTGACACAATCCCGGCGGCGATTCAAACCGCCGGATTTATTTTTGCCCTAGCGCAACGAAATTTTCTTTCGTAAAAATCAAAGACCGCGCCGCATAATCACTTTTACTCAGCTCTTCTATCAGCTTTTCCCTAGTCATTTCCGGATTCGTCCGGTGCACGTACTTTAAGAGTTCTGAAATTTTATCCATTATGCAACCTCCACAATTTCAATCAATAGTCTGTCTGCTATTTCAAATACTTCTCTTCCGTATGTAGCCAAGAAGTCTGCTACAATTTCCTCGGTGCCAATATCCATGTATACATTATACGAAAGACAGAACGCATGACATAATTCGTGGCATAACACACGGTCAAGGAATTTTCCGCGTAGATCATTCGCAAGATATATCGTTTTCGTGTCCCTGTCGGTCATGCCTACCGTTCTGCTTCCATCACTTCTCTGTAACATATCGCTGTAACGCGATACTTTGACCAAATTCCACATTTCATTGTTTATCGTGAACAATTTACCACCTCGCAAACAAAGAGGGCAAAATGCCCTCTCTATTACATTTTCGTAACAAGCGTAGTCAGCTTTGTCTTGGTCAACTGCTTCTCTTCTGGGGACATTCCGGAAAACAGTTCGGTCACATCTTCTGAAAGAGATTTCATGTACTTTTCGAGTTCTTTCATCTTTGCGTCCTTATCTTCCGGTGAATTTCCGTTATGCATTTCCTTTGTCTCCATGTAGCTTCTCCGGCTCATACCGGCTCTGCCCTCTCTTGCATCGTGAGTACCGGTACTCATGCCGTTATTTCCGCTCATAGGCTCTGAATAATACATCTTTCCCATACTCATTCTGTCAAGGTCTCTCATTCGCTCTGCGTCCGACATATTTTCCCATTCTCGGTAATCTTCCGGCATCTGATGATAATATGGCGGTTCTGCATATCCTCTGCGTGTTCCGCGCCCTTTTGGTGCGAATCTTCCGTTTGAGTACCGGTACTCATTGTAGTATCTTCTTTCTGGATAATCCTCGTACTGTTCAAGCATACGCATAATATCCTCATTGTCTTCAGACTTTTTCATGGCTTCAACAATGTTATAGTCCTTATCAAAGCATACGATGTTCTTTGCAATCTCCGTCCAATCCTTGAGATCATCAAGGTTTTGACCCTCAAAATTCTCAATTCCAATGCCGTCAACTTTAGCCTTGACGCATTCCATTATCTGTTTAGCCCATTTGTGCATATGTTTTTACCTCCACAATCTAATATAATTTGTTCTATATCGTCTCTTTTATTTACCAATACTTCTTTCAATAAAGTTTTATACTCTATTTTTTCATCTCTTGATATTTGCCTTAAATCAATTTCCTTTCCTTTGTAGTGAACTCTACAAAACCCTTTCAAATTCATAGCAATCTCAAAAGGAAGTTCTAAATCACAAATCCTATGGTGCATAATTCCATATTTAAGATTATACATCTCACATAATTCACTTAACGTCTTTCTTTCTCCGCGGTAATCGATATAAATATTTCTGCTTGTATTATTGCATTGCTCTTTTTGCGTAATCCAACGACAATTTGACGGTTCATAATTTCCATTAAAATCTATTCTATCTATAGATAAATTCTCTTTGTACCCATTTTTTATAGACCAATTATAAAAATTTTGAAAACCGCCTTCTCCTTGCCATTCATCACATACTTTGACGCCTTTAGCACCATACCACTTATACGCCTTATCTTTTCTGTTTTCACATCTTCTTCTCATTGAACACCAAACCTCGAACAATTTGCTGTTACTCATATTATGCGTAGTCAGTTCATTTATATGGCGATTTCGATTTTCATTGTTGAGACACCCACAGCTTTTTGTATATCCCCCTTTGAGTTTTGAACTTTCAACAGTTGTTTCTTTTCCACAAACACATCTACATTTCCAATATACTTTTTTACTATTATTCCTATATACTCTTTTAATAACTGTTAGCCTGTTAAATGTCTTGCCTGTCAAATCATCAAAATTATATGCCGTCATTCCTTTTTTAAAAGCCATCTTTCAGCCTCCTTTATACGTATATACTTATTTACGTATATTATAACAATTTTGCATATTTACGTCAATACGTATTTATGGTATACTGTTAAAAAGGAGGTTTTGCAATGTCTAAAATCAAATTCACAACCACAATAGAAAGCGAATTGTTGGAAAAGATTAAAATTCAAGCAATCAAAGAGCATCTTTCTGTATCAGCAATATTAGAAAGACTTATTATCGAATACTTATCAAGCTTGTCTAGTAACGATTAAATTAGAATTCTGCACTTCAATAGCCTGTGTAGATGTATTCTGTACCGCTACTGTACTGCAACAACCACAAGGTACATCAATGTATGCCTGTGAACTAATATTCTGTAAATTTTGCACTGCGGCTGGCGTTACGATCATTTTTGTTGACTGCAAAGGCTCTCCATCAACCGCGATTGCAAGCGAAATCTCTCCAACTGTTCCGCCTGTCGGGATCTGAATGTTGCCGGAATACGATACCAAAAATCTAGCCTTGCACTGATTGGTGATACCTCTTAACTTGATAATCCCACTTCCCTGTCTGTGTACGATACATTTTGTTCCGTTCACTGCTGTTTCTGTGAATGCCACATCTTCTCCAGCGGCAACGGTTTGTAATGCAATTCCTGTTACTTCCATTATTTTTACCTCTCTTTCATAAAATAAGGGCAAACATTATAGTCTGCCCTTTGGTTATAAGTAATACTGCATAGCAGACATGATTGAGTTAAACTCAATTAAGATACTCAATTATTTAGTTTTAGCAGCCACAACCTGTATTGCATCCGCATCCATATGCATAAGCATTTGGGTTAGGTACGACATATGCCGGAATAGCAGACGGATTTACTGCATTGATAATCTGCTGTGTCTGAGCTGCCATCTGAGTTGTAAGTAATGCACTCTGACGATCCTGTGAAGCTGCTCTACGAAGGTCATTATTTTCTGCCTGTAAGCTAGAGATTTTCTCATTGCAGAGATAATCAAGAATAGCGCGTGTTCCTGCGTTCTGGCTGTCGATAATATCTCTCGTGTTGCTGTTCATGGTGTTCTGCAACGCGCAAGTGTTAGTTGCCATGTTGTAGTTTACGCCTTGGATAGCTTCTCTTGTTTCACAGCAACAGTTAGCAAGCTGTGACTGTAATGCGTTTGTATTCTGCATATTAGCGACTGTATCAGCATTGATAGCCTGCTGAATGCCGAATCCGGTCTGCAAAATGTTTGTGTTTATGCCATTCATGCCGGTTTGCACTGCATAGAATCCGTCACAAAGTCCGTTTGTAATGCCGTCAAGTTTTGACACAACCGCCTGATTATCAAATCCGCGCTGGATTTCGCTTCCGACACCACCATTCATTCCGTTTCCTCCGAATCCGTTACCGAATCCACCCCATCCGAAGATAGCGAAGATAACGATAATGAACCATAACCATGAGCCTTCTGCGCCCCATCCGTTGTTATTTCCGTTTCCGTCAATGTTCGCGACAAGCGGAACGGATGCACAATTACCTGTGTTAAACATAGAATTTACCTCCATAATTCATTTTTTATATACATAATCTTGCAAGAATTAGTATCACATTCCTAATTGGCTTTTAAACGACTCAAAAGCCTTATCTGCGTCAATCCCCTTTTCTTTGCACAAATTCCTAGCCATCTGCTCTATGCCCTTGGAATCTCCCTTCTGTGCCATCTGCATAGCATTGCGCGCCATAGGGTTGCTCATTACGCTGTTATTCCCCATCATTTGTTGTAAAAACTGCTGTGGGTTTCTCATACCTTGTAACATCTGCATAGGATTCATTAAGACTCACTCTCCTTTTGCGTTCGTGCAGATTTTCTTTGCGTTTGCGAAGATAACTTATCTTCCAACTCTTCCATTTTGCCAAACAAACAATCCAATTTGTCAGTAATAGCCTTTGTCGCATCGTCAGACAGCCCTATTTCAATTCTTTTATCATCGCTTGAAGAATCTGCCATCTGCTCATTAAAAGGCTTGTAAACGGTCTTTCTGATTGTTCCGTTGGCATCCCATTGTTTCGCTACGATTGCGCTCATGTCCTGCATCGGGAAGAACGCAACACTTCCATCCATAGGCACATCATTTGCCATGATTGCTGATTCCGACTGCACTACTTTTCCTTGGATTCCAAGGAACTGCGGTTGCATCTGCGGAATCTGTGGCTCTGGTTGCTGAAACCTCTGCATTGGGTTGTACTGATATGCGGCATAGCTTGGGTTTGGGTTAAACGCCATATTCTGATTTTGCATCTGATACATTCTCTTCCTCCAATACTTCCTTGATTGCGTGAATCATTGCTGACTGATACACGAGCGGAACCTTTGACACATCTTCTCTTGTTAAGATTTTTTCAAGAATTTCATCCGTAAATAACATTCCGCATCCCTCCTATGCTTATATTTTTGCATAAAAAAATACGGTTCTTCCGCAAAAAATAAGCAGAAAAACCGCATAAAAAAAAGACGCTCAATGCGTCCAAACTTCCATAGTAATCATATTCAATTAACTTTTAGCACTTGTACAAGAAACTCCTTTCTTTAGTATAATCAAGGCTTCCGAGCCTTTTTTGATTACCTTTTGATTACTTTTTGATTACTTTTTGATTACTCTCTTTCCCCTAATCTATAGAAAACCTTGATTTTATGCGGTTTTCTGAAAGCCAATAAGGGGACTCGAACCCTTGCACAAAGCATCAACTTTTCAGTGTTTAT